GTTTTGGCTCAGTATGAGAGTTCAAAACAAAGTGGTTCTTCTTCCACTTCAAAATTCACACAAGAAGAAAGAATGAAAAAGTATTTCGCGGCAATCCTTAAGGATAACGAAAAACAAGGTCAACGAACAATCCGTATTTTACCTACAACTGATGGATCATCTCCTTTTAAGGAAGTTTGGTTTCACGAAATCAATGTTGATGGTAAATGGCAGAAGTTCTACGATCCAGGAAAAAATGACAACGAACGTTCACCTTTGAATGAGGTATATGACGAGTTAATGTCAACAGGTCGTGAATCCGACAAACAATTAGCAACACAATACAAAGCACGTAAGTTTTATATTGTTAAAGTAATTGACCGAGATCACGAAGAAGATGGTGTTAAATTTTGGAGATTTAAACACAATTACAAACAAGAAGGAATTCTTGATAAAATCATTCCAATTTGGAAAGCGAAAGGTGACGTTACTGATTCTGATACTGGTCGTGACTTAATCCTTGAACTTACAAAGGCAAAGACACCAAAAGGTGCAACATATACGGTTATCCAAACCGTTATGTATGACGATCCGGCACCAACACATGAGGACGCTGAACAATCATCAACATGGATCAACAATGAGTTGACTTGGGAGGACGTATACTCTAAAAAACCTGTTGAATATCTTGAATCAATTGCAAGAGGTGAAACTCCACGTTGGGACACTGACGCAGGAAAATACATCTACTCAAATAATCAAGAAGAAGAGATTTCTATGGGTGGAAGTGTAAAGTCTGAAGTTAAAAAGGCTGATCCTCAGTCTAACCAAGAAGTTGACGAAGATTTACCATTCTAATTAAACTTTAACGTGGGCACTTGGAAATACTGAGTGTCCATATTTTTTAAAATCAAAAAAATGAGCAAAATAGCAGAAAAAATGTATGAGGCATTATCCTTAAAATACCGTAGTGAAATCGCTGAGGCGGAAGCAACATTATTAGTTTATTTAACTTCACCTGTTGGTATTGGTGAACACCCACAACATCTTGAAGAAATGGATAAGTTGGTTGAAAAATTCGCTAATGCACAAGATAAACTTGAGTCATTGGAAAAAATTCGTAAATATAATTCAGTAATTACACAATAACATGGCGATAAGAAAAAGAGAAATATCTTTGGAAACAATCAAAGGTAAGTACTCAACAAAAACAAAATACAAACCAGAAAGTTTTTATAATCTTGGAGAGGCTTTTTTGGGGTCATCTGGATTACCGGGACCTATTATGGGTGGTATAAATATGTTTTTAGGACATTCAAATACCTCAAAAACAACGGCAATGATCCTTGCTGCAGCAGACGCTCAAAAAAAAGGACATTTACCTATTCTTATTATTACTGAGAAAAAATGGTCTTGGGAACACGCTATTGAATTAGGGTTACAGGCAGAAAAAAACGAACTTGGTGAGTATGATGGTATGTTTATTTTTAATGATTCGTTTGATGTGATTGAACAAGCAACTGAATTTATTAATGATATTCTTGATGCCCAAGAAAAAGGTGATATTCCTTATAGTTTATTATTTTTGTGGGATAGTATTGGTAGTATACCTTGTCAGATGACTTTTGATGGTAAAGGTGGAGGAATGCACAACGCAAAAGTATTAGCGGATAAAATTGGTATGGGAATTCATTCAAGAATCTCAAAATCTAAAAAAGAAGAATATCCGTATTACAACACTTTGGTTATTTTAAATCAACCTTGGGTGTTACTTCCTGATAATCCATTTGGTCAACCTGAAATCAAAGCTAAAGGTGGTGAAGCGGTATGGTTGGCATCATCATTAGTGTTCTTATTTGGTAATCAGAAAAAGGCAGGTATTAGTCACATTGATGCGACTAAGAATGGTAGAAAAGTATCGTTTGCAATTAGAACTAAGATTTCAATATTAAAGAATCACGTTAATGGTCTTGGGTATAAAGATGGTAAGATCATCGCAGTACCACAAGGTTATATTACAGACACAAAAGAATCTTTGGATAACTATAAGAAAGAATATTCTGATTATTGGGAAACAAAATTAGGGTATTCAGATTATTCTTTGGATGAATCTGATGATGACTCTGACGAGTAAAAAGTATTTCAAACGACTTAAAAATTTTAAATGGTCAAAACATTAATTGTTGATGGTAACAATTTATTAAAAATAGGATTTCATGGGGTTAAGGATTTTTATAATAATGGGGAACACATTGGTGGGACTTGGCATTTTCTTAACACAATTCGTAAATTTTTAGAAGAAACTAATTTTAATAAAGTTATGGTCTTTTGGGATAGTGATACAAACTCATCACAAAGAAAATTAATATATCCAAAATATAAGATGAATCGTAAATCTTCTCCTAATGATGAGGAGAAGACTGATTCATTTAACAAACAAAAAACAAGGGTTAAACAATATCTTGAAGAGATGTTTATAAGACAATTAGAGGTTGAAAATTCGGAAGCGGATGATCTTATTGCCTACTATTGTCAAATCTCTTTAGATGAAGAGAAAACGATATTCTCAAGTGATAAAGACTTAACTCAATTAATCTCAGAAAAGGTATTAATCTATTCACCAAACTTAAAGTCGTATTATAAATTTGGGGACAACATTAAATTTAAAGATTGTTCTATTCCTCATTATAATGTTATGACATTTAAGATCCTTGCTGGTGATACTTCGGATAATATTGACGGAATAAGTTTAATGGGTGAGAAAACTTTAATTAAGTTTTTCCCTGAAATACTTGATTCAGAGATATCTTTAACCGATATTTTAACAAAGGGTGAGTTATTGTTAAAAGAACAACAAAAAAATGTTGTTTTAGGAAATCTACTCAGTGGAAAAACCAAAGAAGGTATTATGGGTGATGATTTTTTTAAAATCAATAAAAAACTCGTAGATTTGTCAGAACCTTTAATTGATGAAGAGGGTAAAGAAATGGTTAGGGAATATTACTCTGAATCGATGGATCCCGATGGGAGAGGACATAGAAACCTAATTAGAATGATGATGGATGACGGATTCTTCAAATACCTACCAAAAGGTGATGACTCTTGGGTTAATTTTTTAAAACCATTTTTGAAATTATCAAGAAAAGAAAAAACAAAATTTAGAAACAAAAAGTAAAAACAAAAACAAAATGAAAGATCAAGATGTAACAAAAGTTGAATTCCTATTAATGTGTAATGATAACATTGTAGTACAACGTTTTTTTAATGTTAAAGGATTTAACAAAAATGCCCACAAATCTGAGGATTTTTATGACCATATGAGTATGGTATGTCGTAAATTACAATATGATTTGAAAATGCGATCAGTGGTCTATATGTTAGACAACAAATATGAAATTTCTGAGAATCCAGCTATTTTAAATACGTCAATTACTGACGGAGATGAAAATTTTAACCTTTATATTAAGGTTGGAGACCTGACAATTTGTCACAGAAGGTTTGACGCTAAAGTGTATCCCCCAAAGGTAAGATATACCGTAGACCTACGCCCAAAGCTAAAAGGTATGCTAAACGACCTGACTGACATTTTTTCAGGTAAAAAATTTAATTATTTTTACCCTGAATTTATCCAAAACTAATAGTATTTATCTTTACTAACAGAAGGAAAATTATGGCGACAAACAAAAATTTTGAGTATCTAGGAAACACATTCCAATTACAATTACTTAATCAAATTATTTTAGATAAAGATTTTTCACATTCAATTATTGATGTGATTGAAAACAATTATTTTGAAAATAAATACTTTAAAATAATTATCCAAATGATCAGAGAGTATTATACAAAATATGATCACACACCATCATTTGAGACACTAGAACAGATTACTAAATCTGAATTACAACAAGAGATCGCATCCAAGATAGTGTTGGATACAATTAAAAAAATTAAGGACGCACCTATTGATGGTGTAGGTTTTGTACAGGAAAAGGCGTTAAAGTTCTGTAAACAACAAGAACTTCAAAAGGTTATGACCAAAGCTCAAAAAATCATCGATGGTGGTGAATTTGAGAACTACGATGCCCTTGAGGAAATGGTTAGAGGAGCTTTACAAGTGGGGGCTAAAGACACAAGTTCGATGGATGTCTTTTCTAATATTAGTCAGGTCCTTGATGAAGACTATAGACACCCAATTCCAATGGGAATACCTGGAATTGATAGACTATTGAAAGGTGGTTTAGCTAAAGGTGAGATTGGGGTTATATTGGCACCAACAGGTGTGGGTAAATCTACAATCCTAACTAAAATTGCTAACCACGCATTTAACTTAGGAAACAACGTACTTCAGATCTTTTTTGAAGATAACCCAAAGGTAATTCAAAGAAAACACTACACACTTTGGACTAAGGTTCACCCTGATGAATTATCAGAAAAAAGAGACGAAGTTATCCAAAAGGTTAAAGAGATTGAGGAATCTATGCCAAATAAGTTAATTATGAATAAACTACCATCTGATACGGTAACTATGTCTCAGATTAAGAATCAAATTAGAAAGATGGTTGCTGATGGTAATAAGATTGATATGGTATTACTTGATTACATTGATTGTGTTGTTCCTGATAAGAATTTAGGTGATGAATGGAAGAGTGAGGGGTCTGTAATGAGAGCATTTGAAGCAATGTGTCACGAAATGGATTTAGTTGGATGGACGGCAACACAAGGTAATAGAAGCTCTATTTCTTCTGAGGTTGTAACAACTGATCAAATGGGTGGATCAATTAAAAAGGCACAAGTTGGTCACGTTATTATTACGGTGGCAAAAACACTTCAACAGAAAGAAATGAAATTAGCAACAATAGCAATTACAAAATCAAGGGTTGGTGATGACGGAGTTGTATTTGAGAATTGTAAATTTGATAATGCAATGTTAGACATTGACACCGATAGTTCTATGACTTTCTTAGGGTTGGAAGAACAAAAAGAAGAAAAACAACGAGCAAGAGTTAAAGAGTTGTTAGAAAAAAGACAACAAAGACAAAAAGACGAAACAAATAAATAAATAAATAACTAATTAAATTAATAAACATGGATATTTCACAAAAAATTTTAAGTGATATTACAGTGTATATGAAATACGCTAAATTTGTCCCCGAATTAAATAGAAGGGAAACGTGGGAAGAGTTGGTAACAAGAAATAAGGAGATGCACCAAAAGAGATACCCCCAAATTAAAGAAGAAATTGAAAACGTATACAAAATGGTATATGCTAAGAAAATTCTTCCATCAATGAGATCATTGCAATTTGGTGGGAAACCTATTGAAATTTCACCAAACAGAGTTTACAATTGTGCTTACATGCCGATTGACCATCCAGATGCGTTCTCTGAAACTATGTTCTTATTGTTAGGTGGAACGGGTGTTGGATTTTCAGTACAAAAACACCACGTTGATAAATTACCTGAGATTAAAAAACCAAACCCAGCAAGAACAAGACGTTACCTTATTGGTGATAGTATTGAGGGATGGGCAGACGCAATTAAAGTATTGGTTGAATCCTATTTGGGGGTTAAATCATCAACACCTATATTTGATTTCTCCGATATCCGACATAAAGGAGCATTATTGGTGACTTCAGGTGGTAAAGCGCCTGGACCTCAACCACTTAAAGATTGTGTTCATAATATCACAAAAGTATTTGAAAACAAAAAAGATGGTGAAAGATTGTCGCCTATTGAAACTCACGATATTGTATGTCATATTGCAGATGCGGTATTAGCGGGTGGTATCAGAAGAGCGGCACTTATTTCATTATTTAGTGCTGATGATGAAGAAATGATTTCTTGTAAATCTGGAAACTGGTGGGAATCAAATCCACAGAGAGGTAGAGCAAACAACTCGGCGGTACTTCTTCGACACAAAATCACAAAAGAATTCTTTATGGGTCTTTGGAAACGTATTGAGTTATCAGGGGCGGGTGAACCAGGAATCTATTTATCAAACGATAAAGATTGGGGAACCAATCCATGTTGTGAGATTGCACTTCGACCTAATCAGTTCTGTAACTTATGTGAGGTAAATGCATCTGACATTGAATCACAAGAAGATTTTGAGGCAAGAGTTAAAGGAGCTGCGTTCATCGGAACATTACAAGCGGGTTACACTGACTTCCATTACTTAAGAGATGTGTGGAAAAGAACAACTGAGAAAGACGCTCTTATTGGTGTTGGAATGACGGGAATTGGTTCAGGTGTTGTTTTAGGTTATGATATGAAATCAGCGGCTGAAATGGTTAAACTTGAAAACGAAAGAGTTGCGAAACTTATAGGTATTAACAAATCGGCAAGGTCAACAACCGTTAAACCATCAGGAACATCATCATTGGTGTTGGGGACTTCTTCAGGTATCCACGCATGGCACAATGACTTTTACTTAAGAAGAATTCGTGTTGGTAAAAACGAAGCAATCTATTCTTATTTGGCAATTAATCATCCTGAGTTAGTAGAAGATGAGTTCTTCCGTCCTCACGATACGGCAGTTATCTCAATCCCACAAAAATCACCAGAAGGATCAATCCTTAGACACGAATCCGTATTCCAAATGTTGGAACGTGTTAAAAAGGTATCACAAGAGTGGGTTAGAAATGGACACAGAACTGGTCAAAACACACATAATGTATCTGCAACGGTTTCCATTAAAGAAGACGAGTGGGACTTGGTGGGTGATTGGATGTGGAATAATAGAAAATTCTATAATGGTTTATCAGTATTACCATACAACGGAGGAACTTACACACAAGCACCATTTGAAGATTGTACTGAAGAAGATTTTAACAACTTGTTAAGTACGTTGGAAGACGTGGATCTTACAAAAGTAATTGAATTACAAGACAATACAGACTTAAGAGGTGAAGTTGCGTGTGGGGCTAATGGATGTGAAATTTCTTAAATAAAATGAACGTAGGAGCATCTAAAGATTGGGTACAACAATTGTATGTTAGAGAATTTGGCCCAAAATTACAACCAAACGAGTTCTACTATAATAATCAAGGTATGATTGTTATGACCGAAGATTATCATAAACGTAGGGGTAGTTGTTGCGGAAGCAAATGTTTACATTGCCCATATGTACCCAATTGGGATAAGGGTAGTAAAACGTTAAAGGAATCACGGCTTAGGTCGTGATTTTTTATTTTATATGTATTTATTCAAAACACATAGATACTATATTTATAAGATATGGCAAATGGAATAACATACGGAATAAATTTTCCTTTTAGAGAATCTTACGTTGGTAAATATTTAGATATTTCTGATACAACTGAAGAAGAAGTAAGAAGTAATTTAATTCATTTATTGTTAACTAGAAAAGGGTATAGATATTATCTTCCTGATTTTGGAACAAGATTGTATGAGTATATTTTTGAACCTCTTGATGGGCCTACATTTAGTGAAATTGAAGGCGAAATTAGGGATTCTGTTGAAAAATATATGCCTGGTGTACAAATAACAAATATCTCAATAACCGACGCTTCTTTAGGTGAGGAAAATAAGGGTACTTTTATTAATCCTGATGGAGAAAGAGAATTTAAAGTACAAGGTATAAGCGACAAAGAACATACCGCAAAAATTAAAATAGATTATAAAGTCACAAATCAAGCGTTTGAAAGTAGTGATTTTGTTATTATCAATATTTAATAGTATATGGCTGAGAAAAAAATATCATACACAACCAGAGATTTTCAGGGAATAAGAACTGAGTTAATTAATTTTACCCGTACTTATTATCCTGATTTAGTACAGAACTTTAACGACGCTGGGGTTTTTTCAGTAATGTTAGATTTAAATGCTGCCGTTACAGATAACCTACAATTTAATATTGATAGAAGTATTCAAGAAACGGTATTACAATATGCTCAACAAAAATCTTCAGTATATAATATCGCTAAGACTTACGGGTTAAAAATTCCGGGTCAAAGACCTTCGGTATCATTAGTTGATTTTTCAATAACGGTTCCTGCATTTGGTGATAGGGAAGATTTAAGGTATTGTGGTATTCTAAGACGAGGATCCCAAGTAAGTGGTGCAGGACAACCATTTGAAACCGTTTATGACATTGATTTTGCCTCAGCAATAAATTCTGAAGGCACATTAAATAGATTAAAGATTCCTAACTTTGATGCTAATGGTAAAATATTAAATTACAACATTGTAAAAAGGGAAGTTGTTGTAAACGGGTTTACAAAAGTATTCAAACGAGTTATTACGCCAAACGATGTAAAACCATTCTTTGAATTATTCTTACCTGAAAAAAATGTTTTAGGTATAACAAGTGTCCTTTTAAAAGATGGGACTCAATTTAATACAATTCCAAATCCACAGGACTTTTTAGGGTTAAACGATAGATGGTATGAAGTTAAGGCACTTGCTGAAGATAGAGTATTCATTGAAGACCCAACTAAGGTTTCTGATCAACCTGGTACTAAGGTTGGTAAATATATTTTAACTAACACTAAATTTACATCTGAGTATACACCTGAAGGTTATTTAAAAATGACATTTGGTGGTGGTAATGTTTCTGCTGAAGAACAACTTAGAGATTTTGCAAGATCAGGTAAAGGATTTGATTTAAATAAATATTCTAATAATTTAGCTTTAGGTGCGGCTCTAAAGTCAAACACAACATTGTTTATACAATATAGAGTTGGTGGTGGACAAGCAACTAATTTAGGTATTAATGTAATCAATCAAATTGGTACTGTTTCATTCTTTGTTAATGGTCCATCGGAAAGTATTAACAGATCTGTTATTAATACATTGAAATGTAATAACGTTACTGCGGCGATTGGAGGGGCAAACGCACCAACACTCGAAGAAGTGAGAAATATGGTATCATATAACTTCTCAGCTCAAAACAGAGCGGTTACAATAAATGACTACGAATCTATCATTAGAACAATGCCATCTCAGTTCGGAGCACCTGCAAAAGTTGCAATTACTGAAGAGAACAATATGATAAAGATAAAAATGTTATCTTACGACACAAGTGGTAATTTAACTGACACGGTTTCTAACACATTAAAAACTAATGTTGCAAACTACCTATCAAATTATAGGATGATTAACGACTACATTTCAATCGAAAGTGCAAACCCAATTGATTTAGCGGTTAATGTTGATGTTGTATTAGACGCTAGTCAAAACCAAGGCGCGGTTGTATCTAAAATCATTGATATTATTTCAACATACTTTAGTCCTACAACAAGACAATTAGGTCAAAATGTTGTTGTTTCTGAGTTAAGAAGATTAATCCAAGCAGAAAATGGAATAATAAGTATTTCTGATATAGAATTCTTTAATAAAGTTGGGGGACAATACTCGTCAAATCAAACATCTCAAAAATATTCAAATCCCGCAACTAAACAAATTCAATTAATTGCAGATACAATTTTTGCTGAACCTACTCAAATCTATCAAATTAGATTTCCTAACAAAGACATAAATGTTAGGGTAATCAATTTAAGTACGGTTAATTTTTCCTAATAATTTATTTTTTTTTAATTAGAACTATTTTTTGAAAATAGGAAATAAACTATTTATCAAAAAAGACTTTAATGCCAAAATCATATAGAATAAGGACTCAAGTAGGAGTTGACAAATACATCAATGTAAAATTAGACCAAGATTTTGATTTTTTAGAGATCCTATCTTTAAAAATAAATCAATCAGACCTTTATACAAAGGTGTGTTCTGACTACGGAGTTGTGGTTGGTAGAGTTGTTGTAAATGGTGGTTTTGGGTTACCAAATGCTAAAGTGTCTATATTCATACCTCTTACATCTGAAGATGCGTTAAATCCCACAATATCTGAATTATATCCATATAAGACTTTATCCGACAATAATGATGCTGGTTATAGATATAACCTATTACCTCATGACCCATCTTATAGTGTTCATGCGGCGACAGGGACATTTCCAAATAGAGAGGAAGTATTAATAGATCAAACTTACATTGAGGTTTATGACAAATATTACAAGTATACCGTTAAAACAAATGATAGTGGTGATTATATGATATTTGGAGTTCCTGTTGGAACTCAAACTATTTTTATGGATGTTGATTTATCCGATATTGGATGTTTCTCATTAACACCACAAGATTTAATTAATGCGGGACAAGCGACTGAAACACAAGTTAATGGATCAACATTTAAAAAGTCATCTAATTTAAGTGAATTACCACAAATTAAAACATTAAATAAAAATGTTGATATTTCGCCTCTTTGGGGACAAGAAGACATTTGTCAAATAGGTATTACTAGAGTTGATTTTGATTTAACTAATGAAGCAAACGTAACGATTAGGCCTAATGCAATTTTAATGGGGTCTCTTATTTCTACAACAAATGATGACGCACTTAAAACAAATTGTAAACCAAAAAACAATACAGGTAATTTATGTGAGTTAATTGCAGGACCTGGTCAGATATTATCTATTAGACAAACAATATACCCTGATAAAAATAATTTACCAATTCTTGAGGAACATAAGTTTGAACAAGATGGTAAGATTATAGATGGGGATGGATCGTTTTTAGCAAATGTTCCTATGAACTTGGATTACATTATTACAAATGAATTTGGAGAACAAGTAATATCTAACGACCCAAAAAAGGGAATCCCAACAAAAGGAAAATATAGGTTTAAATTTAAATGGAGTAATGAAGGAGGATTACAAAATGAGTTCCAAAGAGCAAATTTTTTAGTACCAAATATAAAAGAACATGGTTGGGTGTCAAGTAGTACTGACCCATTTGACCCAAGTTCAACAACACCATTTTCTATTATAATGCCGTCAACATTTCCTATTAACCCTCCACAATATACGGGATCAACAATTGCGGCAACTAATGGTGGGCTTTTATTTGGTGATTCCATTAATAGTAAAAAATTCACAATTTATATTGATAGTGGTAGTGGACCACAACCTTATTATGGTGATATAACTGTTATACCCGTTAATGCTGGTGATATTATTTTGGCAGTTTCAGAACCAACAGATAATACACAACAACAAGAAGTTAATTTTACTTTTTATCCTCAGAATTATTTTGATTTATTAAGGTCATATACTTTTAGTTTAGATTGGGATGACTATGTTGACCCTTTATCTGCAATCAATTGTGAGGATACATTCTATGAACTGAACTATAATAAAGTTTATACTACGGCAATGTTTCTTGATAGATACAAAAATGGTGTATCAAGAGGTAGACACTTAGGTATTAAAGAAATTGATGATAGAGGTTGTAAATCAACGGTAAATACATTTCCATCTAACGACATTATTAGAAATTTTGATTTTATATTTTTCATATTCAATATACTAATTAATGTTCTAACATTTCCATTATTAGTGTTATTATTTGTTGCTCACTTTATTGCGTTTGCGTGGCCTGTTTTAAAGTACTTATTAATTGTTTTAGGGATATATTTTGCTTTTGACGCTATAAGGGATATGATTGACTGGATAAACTCGTTAATTGAGGTATTTGCATTTGCACCATTAGGTGGACCTGTAATTAATTTTGGTTTGATTTTAAGAATTGTCGCACAAGCATTATCATTCATATTTAGGTTAGCGTTATCAATTGCGTTTATTGTATTTACAATAAAATACCTTCTTAAAATAAAAAACTTCCCAAGAATAGGGTTACCTATGATATCTTATCCTGAGTGTACAAGTTGTGATTGTGATTGTGGGCCGGCAACTTTAGATGATGATATTGATGCAAATTCAGTTAGTGATTCAATTACTGAACAACAAACAGATACAGTTGAGGTTCAACTTGGTCAGGCAAACGGATTTTTGGCACCTGTTAATACCCCTGCATCATATAATGTTATTCATCCTAACAATCAAAATAACCCTATTGAGGATCAAATGAAACGTAAAAGAGGTCCATTTTGGAATGGACCTTGTCTTGATGGTACTACAGATTTATGTTATGATTGTGGTGTACCATCATTAATTACTGCGGCGATGGGACAAGATATAACACCTGAAGTTGCGGCAAGAGGTATTGTTGACTATCAACGAATGTTCTCAGGTTATGATATATTAAGCGCAACGGGAGTAGTAAATGAAACTACTATTTTTAGTAATGAATTTGCTTTATACCATGCCCCACAACCATTCATATTTTCCGCTTGGGATAACGCTGGTAATGACCCAAGAGGTTTTGCTTTTCCAACTAAACAAACTTTTCCTCAAAAATTAAATGAATTTAACACAAGAGATAAATATTTTGATTCTTATGGTGGTGCAAATAGAATAAAAAGTTTTGTTAACCCATCTTTAAATGGTAATACTTTTTTTGAAGATCAAATAATAGTTCTTTTAGCTAATCCAGGAACTAAAGATCAAATGCAAGTTGGTAAACCAATTAGTTTTAATGACCCATTAAAATCTAATGGTTATGTTAACATAACAGGAGGCACATTAAACGAATTTGGTAATAATGCAATTACAGGTACAACAACAACAGGTCAAACATCAATATCCGTTACTTATGCGAACCCTTCAAATATTAATGATACGTTTGGAAATACAACACCTTTTATAATTACCCAACCTGCATTCTCAAATATAACATCATCAATTATTGGTGATGAGGCGGGGTATTTACAATACCCCACTGATGTGGAATATTATCAGATGATAACAGGTATGACCGCTTCTGATTTCTTAACGATATGTGGTAGTAGTAGTAACTCTGGCACATTTCCCACAAGTTCATTTTTAAAACATAGAATTGGATTTTTATATCCTTGTGGTAATGGTTATACGTCATATGATGCTGGTGAGGCCTTTACCCAAATGACAAATTATGAAAATTTTGAAATTATCATACTTAATAGAGGTGTTGACGTACATACCGCACCACAAAAAATAAAATATGATTTATCAAGAATATTTGGTAAATCGTTTGGTAACGTTATAACACCTGAAGGTGATTACTATTTAAATGTGCCAATAAAACCAACAGGATTAAAACCGGCAAGTAATAACACCTTAACAAACTCGTCAACTAATCTTTATTTCCCATCATATAACTTTGATATAGGACCTGCGAATGGAGCAAACCCTAACTATACTGCGTTTACTTCAAACTATCCTTATTATTATTTATCTACGGATGATCTTAGTGTTGTTGCCGATTACCAACCAGTTAGTGGATGGCAATTTATTGGATCTTCTTCATTAACTAATACTCCAAGAACGATATTACAATCAAGTTTCTATACGATACCATCATTTATTTTACCAGTATCTCCATATACTAATTCTCCATACATTGGGGGAGGTACATTTTTAGGGAAAAAAAATAATGCTGGTTACCCTAGTTGTGGTAATAGTAGTAATGCGAATACACCTAATAATGGTGACCCAGCTAAAGGAGAAATTGGTGTTGTGCCATCAAACCAATTATCTGCGTTATACTCACCTGTTTATTATCGATATGGATTACCTGGTGTAAATTTTAACGATAAAACTAAAATGGTTATGAGAAGTGACCGACTACCAACATCTACAAAAACTGAAGATGGTTTTGGATCAAAAACAGGTTTTGCGTTACATCAAAATAATAATTTTACATTTTATAATGCGGATGGAAGTTCTTCGTCATCAGGTAATGGTGTTGCGTCTGATTTAGCGTCAGGTAATCAATTTGATTTACCTGATGGAATAGCTTCAATTGCCTCTACATTAACTTGTGATGATATGGTTTCATTACAATGTTATCAAGGTTCGGGTAATAACGTAACCGTAATACCACCTAATCAATGTGTTGTACCTGAGGGTAGAGTTAAAAAAGGTTGTTATTGTTTATTAAATAAAAATTACATCTCACAATACGATGAAGATGTAAAATTATTCTTAGAATGGAAAACAAGATTTACAATTACATTTGCTGCTTGTCGTGGAGTATTTGCCCAAGTATTCCAAAACAATTGGATAAATGGGGTGTTATATATGTTCTCATTTAATAAGACCGCAACATATGCCGCCTTGTCTACTATACCAACATATAATTATTGTGATGATGTTATTGTTTTTAATAAATTAAGTAATAGTTTTTATTATAGATCTTCGCCATGGAAAGCCAGTACTCAACAATTTATTGGGAAAAACAAACCTTTGGTTAATCCATTATGGCCAACATCTATAATCAATGGTTATCCTGGTTTAGGGTATAATGAAAAACAAATCCAATTCCCAACAACGATTGCTGATTTAGGACCTAGAGATCAATTCATTACTGAGATATGTAATAACTCAAATTTTAATGGATATATGGTTGATCAAGTTAAATCTACTTCTTATCAAGACACATCAGATATAATCCAAATTGGATTTTTATCTAGATTATTAAATGATACGTTTAGACAGACAATCTTACCTATAGCGGTGGGTGGTGGTAGTACCGAAGGTAAGGGTATTATCCAATTCTTTAATAGTACTAGAAAAGCGGATAGAATAGATGGTGATTTTGCTCAAGCATTATCAATAAACTCTGAATGGAAAATTAACCCATTTATTTTTGAAAATTACCCTAATCCAAATTCAATTTATTTTGGTAATGATAACCAATCACCCGCAAGACCTGTGTTTGGTATTTTATTTGAAACTCCAACTGATGAATATAAATATAGAAGAAGATTTACACCTGGTGTTGAAACATATAGTCAATCACCATTAATACAAGATTATTATGGTTTTCCAAAGACACAAGATGTTCCTCATTATCAATGGAAAATAGTGTCATCTCCAAATATATTTGGTTCTGAAAATAATAATTGGTATACATTTGGACCTTTTTTCCATAAGGGATATCAAAATTTAGATTTTAACATTGATCCGTATTTCCAATCTTCAACAACTAAATTAGGTATGATAACTAATTTTGATGTTAGTGGACAACCATTACCAACACCACAAGTATCGACACAAGTTATAGTTGGGGCACCATTCCATTTTTATTTTGGGTTAAATAATGGTAAAACCGCAATTGATAAATTTGTTAAATTATATGTAAATAACGAGGGATAAGATGATAGATAACTCAACAAATATTGTGTTAGGAAGTTTAAGATATAAGGGATCAAGTGATACCGATCTTTTTATTGACGTTCCTTTGGAACAAACGGAAAAAGAAATAGTTGAATTTGATAGAAATGTTGACTTAAGTTTACAACAAGTTTTTGATGACGAAAGGCAATCATCATCAATTTTTAGACCTGTAACTAAATACACGTTTTTATTTAAAAATGAATACACAGGATCAACAACTTATGTCCCATATAGAAATAACTTGTATTACACAAATGAGATTAATAATTCAATATCTTATGGTACAAACCCTAACACGCCTTGGGAAGGGTATCCACAATATAGTGAATTTGATTTTATTAGGGTTGATAATAATGTAGTAGGATATACTCAACCACCAAATAACCATGTAACATTTATAAATAAAAGTGCCTCAACTTATAATTGGACTCATTATATGAGTTATGCGTATGGTAATGATTATACAAAACAATTATCTGCAATTGATAGTGAAACTACCGCATCTTGGTTTTGGATGGCGTCAGATGGTATACCATTTGTAATAATATCAGGTAGTGATGACAATGGTAATTATATTACGTTTAAATGTCCTATGAAACATGGGTTACTAACAGGAGAATTTGTTGAATTACCATTCAACTATAATGGAGAAACTATTTTTCAAGTTAATGGACTTGGTGATGATAAGTTTGGTAGTGAAGAATATATTTTTAAACTTTATAATGTTGGTTTTACTGGTACCACGTTCCAAAATGGAACCGCAAGTACATTTAAACGTATAATTAATAAAAGTAATAGTGGGGAAACAATGTCAGAATATTATGTTAGAAAACATAAAATTTTAACTAACTCAGAATGTGCTTTATTAATAAAGGCGGGATTTGAACAAAATATATTTGAATCAAAATCAAAATTTGAAAAAGATGTCTTAACTCCAAATAATATAAATAGGACTTCAGTAAAAGAAGGTAATCAATCATATACTTTATCATTTAATTGTGATATTGATATTAATCCATTACGTGATAATCAAAATAGACCCATATCTGAATTGTATTTTACCACATTATGGAAAGGTTATTTTGGGTGGACTAAAGGTATGAAACAAGGGTGGGAATTTAATCAACCATTAGATAATGGTTTACCAAATTCTTGGTGGGATCAAAATAATTTTCTTTCAAATACAAACATAACCGAAGGTCAATATAATTCAAATACATTACCACCTGTTGGCCCGTTTTACTATAATGAAGATTTAGTAACAGGAGATACAATTGATGGTGATTTTTGTGAATGGAATGATTACGAACAAACGGAGAGAGTAATTTCAAAGTATATTAATAAGATAATTTTTAATGATTTAAAATTTAATATTGAAACTGATGCTCAACCATCTAATGAATTCGGTTATTATTATTACCCCCATAGTCCAATTGTAATAAGAGAATATTCTGAATATATTGAAGAGGCCGACTCTAATTTAATATTAGATATCCCTGACTATGCATTTTATTCTAATTTATCAAATAGTTTCAGATGGAGAGATCTATATACTTATGGGTATATAGATACCAATGGTATTGGTGTTAACTATCCATTTATGAATAATAAACATTACCCATATGTTAATACTATTTTTAGATTAACACCAGAAGGGATAGGAGTACAAAACATAAACGCTATTGCAGAACCTATAGTTGATGAGTGTGAATAAAATTAAAATAATAAGACCAACCACAAATAACTATGTGGATATTCCCATTGAAATGAAATGGGATTTTGCGGGTCATGACGATAGTATTTTGGAATACCAAAAAGAGATGGTTAAGGAAATTATTGGGTCACCGAATGACTTTGAGATTAGTCGTTTTTCACATAATTCCAATAATGTAGGAGAAACTGATATTAATTATGAATTTTATTTTTATGATAATGTATCACCAATAACCGCAAATACGATTAATCAAACAAATTGGGGAATATCTTATATAAATGAAGGTTTTACAAATGAGGAGGTATACTATTATACTAAACCTTTTACTAAGTCATTCTTTAAACTGGATTTTTACGATACTACTGATGAAAAAACCCAACAAATTTATTTCACAATAATATTACCTGTACAACAAGGGGATTCTATGAGTGTAAGTTTAAATGTATTATTACCAAATGTTGACATTAGAAAACCCAAATTCAAATTGGATTATATTGGAGATAAAGAAGGGTTTTTCATTTATTGGTTAAGAGAAAGAAATTTTTACGATATAAGTGAATTTTATATGTCATCTAAATTTTTTGATGCAAAATTAGGGGTATATGTTGTAATGACTAATACGCCACAACCATTAATAACCCCAAATAAGTTTAATTTTTTACCCCAAGACTATTTTTATTACAAAGTAAACTTAGATTATAATAATAAGACATATGAAGTGTCATCTACCTCAACAACATTAAAGGTTGGTGAAGCATCGACACCAATAAAATGGTATGAATACGTAAACCCATAATGGAAGAACAAAAATATTACTTTAAAATATCTCCCGAAAACATTTACGGAGATCTTAGATTGGTTCAGTACACAGGTAATACAGATATGTATGATATGACCGATCCTTGTTGTCCCATATTAACGGGGGAAACAAGTGTAACTGGTGTTGATTATATTGGAGTTTATACCGGAATGTCTTATGTCTTGTCAGGTGGTACAAATGGTGATTCACTTTTAACTGGATTAACAATCCCAATATTATTTACAGAAACTGCGGTTGATATGGGGTATTATTCTGTTTTTGATGGTGCGGTTTTACAAAAAGATGTTATTAATAATTTCTTATTTTCTGGAACAACAGGTAGTCCTTATACGTATTATTTTTATAATACTTCGGACACCGAATTTATAAAATTCTTATCGTTAGTTACTTATGTTGTTGATTGGGGCGACGGGTCACCAACGGTAACACTTACAAATACTTCGCCAATTTCACATAATTACCCAACTTCAAATAGTGAGTATCATATAACTATGACCGCTAATTCGCCATGGGGGATTTCAAAAATAACAAAAACAATTACTACACCATTTGATGATGTTATAATATCAAACCCTAATGGTACCGCAACATTTACACCGGCTGGTGGTAATTGGACGGGAACATCATTCAATTATGATTACATTTTTAGTGGGGATTCAAATACAGACATAAATGATTTCTTCAGTTACAATTATACAACCATACCATTCTTAATAACGGGATATACGGAATCAACTATGAATGATTTATCCCAATATGGTCCAAAGGGTAATCTTTACGGTGGTAAATACAAGATAGGAATTCAGGTGACGGGAACTACAGGTAGTGTTGGTACTGTATGGGGACCTGATCCAAATGGATTATATACTGCATATACAATAAATCAAATTGATTATTTTGATTATGAAGATTTTACACTTTTTATGGTGTATTCATCGGGATTTACTCAAAATGATTTAATAATGACTGGTTTAACTAAAAACGAAGCATTAATAAATGTTATTGATCAACCTGAGGTTCAAACTAATGTTTTTATTGAAAGAGGTAAAAACTCTGCCTTAGAATATATTGAAAGGATAGGTGAGGTTGATAATGTTGGGGACTTAGAAAAATATGGGTATGGATTTTTTAATGTCAAAAAAGACCTTAGTTAAGTATTTATTAGGTAAGGAAAAATAAACTAAATATAAATTAAATTCTTGTGGCTACAGGTAATTACGGAACAATAAGAAGTGCGGACGTTAGTCCTGATGACGTAGAGATCATCTTGAATTATACGCCATCAAGGGATGAAACAGATAACTTTGTTTTAACTAAATTAGATGCAAAATCTATTTTACGACCATATTTTCACAATGCAACAACTGGTGGTAATTCAGGTGTTGAAATTTTAGGTGGTTTATATAACTTAAAATTACCGGCTGATCAATTTAATAAGTTAGGTATATATACATTGTATATTAGACCGGCAGAAATTAGAACTAAAATAACAGATTGTGGTGTTCTATCTTCATTACCTAATGTTAAAGGTATTGTAATTGACTTGAATAATGTTCCATCACAATATAGAAATAAATTTGTTAATCAAGGTTTAATTGGTTTTAGAGTTGAATACTTAAATTCTGATGGAACTAAAATTCCTAATTTTTTTAGAATTATAACCTCATCATTTTATTGTGAACCTGTTGTTCAAAATTTAACAAACACATCACAAAAGGCTATTAGATATAGGTATGTAGAAAGTACATCAAACTTACTTTTCTGTACACTTTCACCATCATCTTCTCCAACTAATAAACCAAGTGCCACACCATTTATTGGTCAACCTGATCAGAATGTTATTATAACTAATACATTTTTTAATCCTATAACTACAGAAATTGAAATTGTAGAACACGATATATCGACATTGGCAATTGCCCTTTATGGTAATCAAACCAAATCTATTGATGATGGAATTTACACAATCTATGATAGCGCTAATAACATCTACAAACAATACAACTTATTTGAGGTACGTGATCAATTTAATGAGTTATTATATGAAGTTAGACAAGATAGAAATAACAATATTGATTTTAGTAAAAGTTTTAACAACATAGTATAACGATGGCAGTAACAAAATATACGTGTCCACCTCAGTCTCCAAGCGGTCAAGGGACATTTTCTGACAACTTAGTTGGTTTACAACTTGTTGATGGTGGAGGGTTTACACAAGCAAATTTTGAATTTACCACATCAATTACTGAAAAACAAAATAGAAACTTTTCAATAGGGGCATTTTCAGAACCTATATCTTTAGATACGTTAAATATTGAAAGTGTTACCGAATCAAGAATAATACAAGCGAATAACTTTAAAGTTTATCCTAATTTTGATTTATCTCAAGTTACTAACTTTACATTATATGGTTCTTTAGTTAAAAGAGTATCTACTTCTATTTTACATATTATTAATTTTTTTCCTGGAGCATTAGAAATTACATCAGTTTTACCAAATTATAGTACAACTGAAACGGCAACAAACATTCTGTATGATGCGGTTGAGAATGAAACAACATTTGATGTTTATATAGGATCTTTAAGAAACCCATTTGATATTGATTATAGTTCAAATGCCAATAGAAATTTTGAACTACTTGAAATTCAAGTTTCATCTTTAAGAAATTTTACGGTAAATTACCCAAAATATTCATTGTTTATAAATGGTAGTGAATATCCTTTTATATTCTATAGTCCTTCTAATAATACATCTACTACATTAAGTTTTGTTGTTAAAGGTAACCCATTCTCAGGTAATTCTATATCTTATGATTCGTTAGTCATTAGACCTAATGATATATACGTCAATAAAACGTTTAATGAAGCAATGGATGAGGTTGAACAATTTTTGTTAAACAGATCTATAACTCCAATATATACATCAACGTTTACGGTTCCAAGAGAAAATGAAGATGGAACGGTTTATTTAACGACCCAAGCAATCACATTTCCTAAAAATGGTCAATGGAATTTAGATATATCGTCATTAGCGTTTGATAACTATCTTACTACTTTAAATGAATTTGCGGCTAACTTAGATTTATATCGTACTAATTTAATATCACGTTTTTTAACGACAGGTGCTATTAAAGAGTTTGATACTCCTGATCAAAAAATAGAGAAGGTATTACAAATATATGGTAGAAGTTTTGATGAAACAAAAAAGTTTATATCGGCATTATCAAACATGAATAATGTTAATTACAATATCAAAAATGATATACCATCTCAGTTGTTAAAGAATTTAGCAATGACATTAGGGTGGGATCCAAATATATCACCAATCACAAATGATCAATTATTGGATTCTGTGTTTAGTACTGGAAGTAATAATTTTAGTGGTTTGTCGGTTGGTATGACACCTGAGGAACTTAACTACCAATATTATAGAAACTTAATTTTAAATTCAGCATATCTTTTTAAATCTAAAGGTACAAGAAAATCTATTGAAATTTTATTAAGATTAATTGGGGCTCCTGAAGCATTAATTGAATTTAATGAATACATATACATTGCGGATCAAAAAATAAACATTGAAGAATTTAATGGTCAATACGCTCAATTATCGGGAGGGACATATAGTCAACAATTACCTATTTTAGATACAACAGATATCTACTCAATACAGGGACAACAATTTACTGGGTTTACAACAACTAGTATAATAACAGATGTTAATGTGTTCCCTGAGGATTACCCAATTGATAACTTTGGTTATCCTATGATGCCTTCAGTAAGTGATTCTTACTACTTCCAAATTGGAGGAGGTTGGTTTGAATCTACACCACAACATAGGATGCCAGAAAAAGTGGACATTACTAATAGTGTATTTACGGGAGCAAACCCTAACTATCAGACAACATTATTACCATTTAATTATGGTGAACAATACCTACAAAGATATAAAACTTTTCCTTATATGAACTTAGGGTTTAAACTACGTAAAGTTGTTGATAATAAGAAAAGTTGGACAGATACTGATGATGGTTTAAGAACAAATTTTGATGGTGGGTTTAACGCTTATTATCCTGTTGGTGATGACAAATTAGTGGTTAATGTTAAGAATGTTGACATATTTATGAACCCCGCTCAAGGGTTGGTTTATGATGTGTGGACAATGTCGAGACAATATAATTATCCAATACCTAATCAAGGGTTAAATTATGTTGAACCAACACGATGTAATCCAAACCCAAATACCCCATACCCACAAAGGGGCGGAATTGATTGGACGGTAATTAACCCAAAACCAAAAGAAAAAACATTCTTTGAATTTGCTCAAACTTTTTGGCATAATACAATTAATGTAAGAAATAGACAATTTATTACCGATGGTAAGACAGGTGGGTACCCAACCCTTCAATCTATCTATTGGAAATATTTAGAATCGGGGCAAGCGATTAATGTCCCTAATGATAACTTTACATATCAAACAATGATTGATTATGTTAATGGGTTGGGGACTTATTGGATAAAATTAATTGAACAAATGGTTCCTGCAACCACAATATGGAATACCGGTACTAAATTAGAAAACTCAATTTTCCACAGACAAAAGTTTGTATGGAGAAGACAAATGGGTTGTCAACTTGTACCAGTACCGTGTGATCCTTGTTATGCAATTGGTCAATTAGTGCCTTATGATTGTCCAATACAATCTGTTGAGTGTCCTATTTACCCTTGGGGGTCTAGTCCTAACGTTAATTCATTTGGTGTTGTTTTAGGTGATGTTTTGACTACATATTTAAATGATAATGGTTATAATTTAAATAATGATTGTTTGGTTAACACATTAACATCTGAATGGTATGTTGATGTTAGATTAAATGGAAATCAAATTATAGATTATAAATTCTTTGATGGGTATGGTTATTCTGTTAGTGGAACAAGTTTCCCAACTCAAGTGAATTGGTTAAATGCCCTTTATGACTCATTACCACAAATGATTAATGAAGGTTTAACGTTTAATATTGATGAAACAACAAATATTGTGACAATTTTTAATAATAATTGTATTTCACTTAATAACCAAAACAATTTTGAATTAAATGTGGGGATAAATTTTGATATAATTTGTAATCAATAATGGGATCAATAAGTACATATGGTTTTTCTGTAACAGGAGATTGTACAAATATGGGGTTAGGTGAGGTAACTTTTTCTGTTACGGGAGATAGTCCAAATTGGTTGGTTATTGAAACACCTACCGCCAATCTTAATTTACCAACTTCCGCATTAACGGTAGTTGATTATGTTTATTATTATTCAGGTTTAAGTGCGGGTAGTTACTTTTTACAAGTATATGACTCAACATATAGTAATTATGAGGTTGTAAATTTTTATATTTCTTCAGGTACCTGTGTTTCAATTAATACAACAGATACTACTTGTGGTTTTAATAATGGAGGTATAACTGCAACAACACAATCTTATTATGGTGGTGGTGCAGGTGCTACTTTTGTTTTATATGATATTAATAATAATTTTATTTCAAGCGGAACTTCGGTAAGTAATGAATATGTTTTTCCTCCTGTTTCTGGTGGAACTTATTATGTTGTTGCTGATGATGGGGGTGGTTGTCAAGGTATAAGTGAATCCTGTATTGTTAAAGAATCAATACCATTTGATTATGGTTATTATGTTGTAAATGATGGAAGTTGTATAAGTAATGATGGTAGTGGTAAAATATTTTTAACAGGTTTATCTGATCCAAGTTTATACACGGTTAATTGGTTAACGAGTGTTAATGGGCAAACTGGAACAACGGTAACAGGTTTAACTGCTGGATTGTATAACGTACAAGTGACCAATGAAGATGGATGTGTTGCAAGTAAAATAATTACAATTACTGGTGTGGAACCATTAGGTATTGGTGGTTTTATGACATATCCACCAAGTTGTTTCACTAATGATGGTGAAATAAACATAATTGTAACAGGTGGAACCGCACCATATTATATTGGATGTTCAAATGGTGATAGTACAATAATATTTAATAACGATTATACGTTTACAGGTTTATTTTCGGGAACATACAATTTTAACATAATAGATGCCGGAGTATGTACCGTATCAGGGACAACTTCTATCAACACATCTAATAGTTTTCAGGTATTAAGTGTTAATACCGTAAATTCAACTTGTAATGATAATACGGGATCGGTAACTATTACGTTAATTGGTTCGGGATATTATACATATAGTTTAACAAATTCATCAAATAATACAACAACTTTTGGTCCTACTACTAATATAGTACAACAATTTAATACATTATCTTCAGGTAATTATGATTTGGTTGTAACTGATGGTATATGTACATATGAAACCACAATTACAATTGATAATACTGAAAAATTTACAATTTCCGCAATTACTCAAAATACTACTTGTGGGTTAAATGATGGATCAATACAATTATTAGCAAGTAGTGGTGGGACATTACCTTATAGTTATCAGATTACGGGATTTCCACCTTCATTAACCACTACTTTTAATGATTTAGCTCCTGGTAATTATGTTGGTACGGTAACCGATAATACGGGTTGTTCGCAAACTTTAAATCTTTATATTAATAATTCTAATGGGGTATTATTTGATTTAATTGTGACTCAACCAACAAGTGGTAATAATGGTCAAATTGATACTATTATATATAACGGAACACCAACATTTACATATGATTGGAGTCCAAACGTTAATGGTCAAACAGGATCAACCGTTACATCATTAAGTGGTGGTACATATAGTTTGGAGTTAACAGATTCAAGTGGATGTACATATACAAAAACGGTTACTTTATCAGGAACTAATAAAAAATTAAGTTATCAAACATATAACATATGTAATGATAATTTCCAAAATACGGGAATACTTGGTAAACGAGGTATGCAACAAATGTTATCCGAAGGTTTTGCAGATTTAACATATGATGATACTGGATGTGTTATTGTTAACGCTAATTTTATTGCGGATGTTACGGTTGATGGAGTGAATACTCAAGAATCCTTTTATATTTCATCAGGATTAACGGATTATCCATCTGATTATACTTGGGGACAAACTCTTATTGGGGTTTTAGAAAGTTATGATGGTATCAGTAAAGTTGAGATAGACTATACAACTAATGAAATAAAAATTTATAATAAATGTGTTGAAATTAATGGATGTCAACCTGAAACTATTTATTATTTATCTGATGCGAATATTGTAATCAATCTAAAATTAGAATATAATATTTCTTGTTATCAATGTGTTGTAACCCCAACCCCAACCCCAACACAAACGGTAACACAAACGGTAACCTCAACACAAACGTTAACCCCAACACAAACGTTAACACAAACGGTAACCCCAACACAAACGGTAACACAAACGGTAACCCCAACACAAACGGTAACCCCAACACAAACCACAACACAAACGGTAACCCCAACACAAAGTGTTACAAGCACTCCTACACCTACAGTGACACCTACAAATACGGAAACACAAACACCAACTCCTACACCTACGCCAACAGAAACAACAACGCCTACACCAACTCCTACACTAACTCCAACACCAACAATACCTTGTAATACTTATTGGTTATTTGAGGGTGGTTTTGCAGGAGCTACGTTTGATTATACAGATTGTGATGGAGCATTACAAATGGTTTTGGTTGGTATAGGTAGTTCCGAATCTCGTTGTGGCTACCTTTTACCCGATCCAACACTAATATCAGGTAGTGGGACATTTTCAGATTCAGGACCTTGCCCTCCTTAATTTAAATTCACTTTTATTTATTATGTGATATCTTTTAATATATGGAAGATATTCTTTTTGTTACCGCACAACCTGACGTACCTTATTTTCATTGGCAAGTAAAGTTGTATACGCATAATTTCATTGAGAAAGGAATTAAACCTTGTCAGATCCATGTAATTTTTGGATTACAAAAAAAACAACAACCATCACAAGGTGCTTTAGAATTATGTGATTATGGTTTTAATGTTCATTTTTATGATGACGATAGAGAAACCAAATCATATATACCAAGTATAAAACCATATTTAATTTTTCAATGGTTAAACGAATATCCTGAAAATAGTAAATTATTTTTCTTACACGATTCAGATATCATATTCAGTAGATTACCAGATTTTGATAAGTTATTAAATGATAATATTTCATATCTATCCGACACAATAGGGTATATTGGTTACAACTACATTAAAGATTGTTGTGATAGATATGAGAAACAATATCCATCATCAAACAAAGAGCAATTATTTCAAGAAATGGCTGACATTATTGGGATTGATGTTGATTTAATTAAACAAAACCAAGAAAATTCAGGTGGAGGACAATACCTTATTAAAAATACGGATCCTTTATTATGGGGTAAGATTTATGATGATTGTACTCCACTTTATAATCAAATGTTGGATTACCAAAGAAGGTTCCCAATTAATCCAGGTCAAATACAATTTTGGACTGCAGAAATGTGGTCGTTATTATGGAATATGTGGAATTCAGGATATGAGACAAAAATTACAAATGAATTAGATTTTTCTTGGGCAACTGATGATATTGATATTTATAATAAAAAACCAATATTACATATGGCAGGTGTAACCGACCAATTAAAAACTACAAAATTTTATAAGGGAGATTTTATAAACAGGAATCCAATTGAGGATTTAAGGAATGATAGTAATTACTTCAATTATGTGGATAAAAATAGTTCCACAATTAAATATATTGAAGTAATGGAGTCATTTTTAGAAAAAAATAAATAACTGATTATTTATTAGTAATGGGAACTCAACCGATAATAGTAAAACCTGTAAATGAATGTGCAATAATAACGTTATTTCCAATGACGGCTATATGTAATAGTAATAATCCAAGTACACCACAATCTTACGATGGATCAGTTAGTGTTTTGGTTAGTGGTGGTACTCCACCATATAATATTACTTGGGAAGAAGGTGGATCTGGACCAACAAAGTCTAATCTTGGTGTTGGTGATTATCATGCAACCATAGTTGATTTTTATGGTGATTTTACGGCAAATACAATATGTAGTTTAACTGCGGAAACAACAACCACCACAACTTCCACTTCAACAACTACATTACCTGTTTATAGTGGTTTATGTATGTATTTTACAAATACGCATGGGTCTAACTCGGAAACACATGAATTTTTATTTAATGGGTATTTAAATGGGCAACCTACTTGGAAATCTGATGATAATTTATATGATATATATTGGAGTACAGGAACAACAAATCAATGGTTAGTTGATGGGTGGAGTAATGGTATTATATATAATTCAAACACATCTACACCTCCATTAACGGGATGGCAATTCTTAGGTGGAAGTTATTCTGCGTCATATGTAATTACTGTATTGGAAGGGGCTTGTGTGAATAATCCTATGATTAATATGTCAATAAGTACACAAGCGCCAACGTGTCTTAATAATGGTAGTATTATTATAACTGCAAATGGTGGAACACCGGCATACCAATATTCAATTAATGGAGGAACTACGTATCAATCAAGTCCGGTATTTAGTAATTTAGGGGGAGGTATTTATAGTGTTATGGTTAAAGATTCGAATAATATAACCACAACACAAAGTGTTACGTTAACATCATTACCTATTATTAACAATTATCAAATTCAATTACTTTTAACTGGACCTAATTCTTTTAATATTGTCGTAACACCTACATTACCTATTGGTGCGTACATTACGTTTAATTTATTACATAATAGTACATTTAAATTAGCTCCTTCACCAACTGTCGCAACATATAATAATTTAGTTACGGTTATTGTTAATGGGGCTCCAATAACAACACCATCACCTATCTTAACTACAAGTACAACGTTTAATCCTTGTGATTCAGGGTCAATTTACACAAATATTAATGTAACTAATTGGAATTCAATAACATTTAATTCGTCAACTACAATAAGTGGTACTTTTACAAATACTATAAACCCAATAACACCTTTAGTTACTTGTTATAATGTTACTGGTCAAAGTAAATTATTTATTAATAATGCTAAGTTGAATAAATGTGGATGTTGTAATCTTATAGTTAAAAATCCACCATATAATAAATAAAAATTAAGTAATAAACTATTTATTGATTAAATGAGTTATATATTAAAAAATACATCAGGGTTAGTTAACACTAGAATTACTGACACCGGAAGGTTAAAATTATCACAAGGTAATTTTAATATATCCTATTTCCAAATTGGGGATAGTGAAGTGTCATATAATGAATTACCAAACACTTATAATCAATCAAATAGTGTTGTTTTAGAACCAAGTTTTAATAGTCAAAATAACGCTGGGTCTCCTGAATCAAACAAACAAAATATTAAATACCCATATTATGTTGATGACAATAATATTAATACATATGGTATACCATTTATGGATTCTGTTATTGAACCTGTTTATAATAGAGCTCCACTAAGAGGATTTTTCACAGGTAATACAACCGCATCAACAATTAACTATAGTGCATTTATAGGATCAAAATATGTTGTCACATCCAACTATATTGTTGATATGTCAACATTAGATGGGTCAAATCAAATAAAAATAATTCAAGATATATGTGATCCAACAAATACTAACAGACCTGCAATTGGAGATTTTATTACAATATATTATGATGGTTTAGCAAAGTATGATTGTTCTTGTGATAATTTACCTACACCTACACCAACGGCAACAATAGGTACTACACCAACATTAACTAATACTCCCACTGCGTCAAATACTAATTCTGATCCGTGTGCGTCACCAACACCTACACCAACTCCATCGGCAACACCTTGTTTGACACCATCAAATAAACCTGTTTGTCCTATACCACCTGATCCATCATGTGTTAAACCTGTTCACTCATGTTTCCCTATCTTAACTTATAGAATTATTGATATTTGTGAGAACAATGTGACTTTGGATAGGCCAACACCAAATTATATTGGTTTAAGTACGTATTGTTTTGGTAGAGTATTAGTATACCCACCGAATATGACAACAATATATGATAGTATCACACCTAGACCACATTGGGCTGATGATGTTATTAATTTTGAATCTATTTGTGATGTTGATCAATTTGATGTTAAAGTATGGAATATGAATATTCCATGGACTGAAAGTCCTGCAGGATTAAGATCTACTGAGTATGAAGATTATACGTATTTTGGTTCTATTGATTATATTGGTAGTAAAGAATATTTTGGATACAATTCTACATCAGGACAGACTGATACAAGTTATGTGTATTATTATAACTCATTTGATGAAATTGTTCAGGTTAAACCTGAGGAACAGAAAGCAATTGCAATTATACATTATACTAACCAAACTATCGATTTCTTCTATGGTGAGAAATTTGCGTTGGAACCATACAACAATTCAAATCCTGATGATACTACAGGACAAGCAAGAAACTTTAAATTACATATGCCAACATTAATGTGGCATAAAAATCCTGAGTGTTGTTATGGTCAAACATTTTGGGTTGATCCTCCGGGATTTGACGGAAAAGATTTATTCCAAGTTCAATATATTAAGTCAACTAAAAATGGTGATATGAACCAACCTGGTATTCGTTATTATCATTTGTGGGACACCAATGCAAATGCAAATGGATTACCAAGTAGAGTTGGTAAAGTATTCCCTGATAGTAAATTAATTATTATTGATGATGAGGAAATTATAGCTGCGTTATCATACAAGTCAAATAGAAATTGGACATTAACGGCACCACAGGTATCTTTAATAACTCCTAACACTTGTGGTTTAACTACCGCAACTACTGAAGGTATTTTAACAGGTAGTAGTGAAACTATGTTTGTTACTTATAGGTTAAGTAATCCTTATAATTTTACTAATTCATTACATTCTAACTATTATTCTAAAATACTGGGTAATAATAATGATTGTAATCCTGACACATCTAAAAATGTGGCGGTTAGATTTGGTGCTGAATTTAAATGTTTAACACAACCTGGATATAATCCTGTTACAACTACAACAACGTATTCTCCATTAACAACTACTACTACTTATCCTTTATTAACAACGACTACAACTTATTTACCATTAACGACTACCACAACAACACATTGCCCAACTACTTGTGATACACCTAGTGGGTTCTTTGCGACTAACTTCCAAGTAATTGCACAAAAAGTGGTAACAGGACAAAGACCTGATCCATCTAAATGGAAAGTTATTGACTACACTAGTTCGTTATCGGCAACAACAATAAATGGGTATATAACTGAAGAAGGTTTAACTGGAACAACATTTGTTATTACCCCTGATCTTTATAATAATTCACCATATTATAATCTTAACAATTTCATCCCATTAACACCACTTGGTACTACCACACCTAATCTTAATTTTGGTGATGAGTATTTTTTCTATGGATCTTTTGAAAGTGATATACAGGCAACAATTTATGAGATGAGGTATAAAGTAAATTTAAGTTTTGCAGAATTCCAAACCACAACAAATCCTACATGGAAAAAAGGGTCTAATTCTTATGTTACTGAGATTGCGTTACTTGATAGTAATAAAGATGTTATGGTGGTTTCTAAAATGCAATCACCTGTGTTAAGACAAGGTATACAACAATTTGTAGTTAAGTTAGATTTGTAAAAAACTTTAGTTTTAACATCTTACTATTATATTATAATAAAACAATCTTTTATGAGGACACCAATGAAAAATTCACCTAAAGTATTGGGATTAGACATCTCAACTAAAACAATAGGGTGGGCACTATTTGATATTAAAACACAAGATTTATTAGAGTTAACTCACGTATCTCCAAGACCTAAAAATAAAGATACTGAGGAAAATAAGATGTTAGAATTAATATTAAAATCTGAAGTGTTCAAAACTAAATTAGATGATTATAAAAAATTAGGGATTGTAAGTGTTATTATTGAAGAACCATTATTAAACTCTAATAATGTTTATACAATCCAAACTTTATTAAGATTTAATACGTTAATATGTAAAACAATTTATGATGTGTTAGGTATTGTTCCTGAATTTATTTCTACCTATAACTCAAGAAAATTTGCGTTTCCTGAATTAGTTAAAGAAAATGATAAAAAGAAACACGTTTTATTTGGAGGACTTCCTAAGGACATTGATAAGAAAATGATCATATGGGAGTTGGTTGCAAAAAAAGAACCTCAGATCCAATGGCAATATACAAGAAACAATACTTTAAAGAAAGAAAACTTTGACCAAACAGACGCTTATGCTTGTGTGTTAGGTTATATGAGAAGTAAGGAAATTTGGAGTTAATATTGGTCTAAATACCAATAATTAGGAATATCGGTTAATTAGCCGATATTTTTTTTATTTTATATTTTTAATTACAAAGACCAATATTGGTAATTGTAATAAATGTTGAGAATGTTGTTGGAACCGATGATGAACATACTGTTACTGATGAATTACCATTAATATTTTGTTGAGTTGGAGTACCAGTACTACATGGGTTATACGTAAATTTTTCAGGTTTAATATATGAGTTCTCAATCAAATAATTATAACAAGCTGATGTTGGTGTAGATGGTGTTTGGGTTGGTGTACTTGTTAATGTTGGTGTTGGTGTTGGGGTATTAATAATAACACACTGTGAACAAGATCCTTCAGATTCAGGACCTAAAATATTTGTTAAAACTATAGTATTAACGCCAGCAATATCACTTACAAATCCATCATATACAATACAAGTAGATATACCATTAACAAATGATTCGTATACATATCCTTTAGCTGGGGTACCACCTAAAGGGTCTAAAACAACATCTGTTGTGTAATATAAGAACCCTGTATTGCATTCTTTAAAACGTTTACTACCATTACATATAATATAATCGTCAAACGTGTTGAATACCACAGACCCATCAAAATTACAATTATATTGTGGAGATGGGGTTGGTGTTGCAATCATTTTACCACTTGTTGCGGTAGGTGTTGGTGTTAATACATTTGCAGTTACCGATATTCCTTTACCACCACAAATTTCAGTTGCGGTTGGAGTTGGTGTTGGGGTGGGTGTTGGAGTACCTGTTACCGTTGCCGTCGGAGTTAAAGGTAATTCACAATCAAACGCCGCTTCAAATGATATTGGCTGACAGTATTGGGTTGGGGTTGGTGTTGGAATAGGACAAGATCCACCTGTAAAGAAATTATCGCATAAATCAGGACAATCTGTATTACAAGGTGATGGGCCAAATAAATAACAATCACCATCTAATGAGTTTGACAAACACCAACGATTATCAGTTGATGAAAAATAAATATAAAAACCATTTGTTGAACCAGTCCAGAATAATTCACCATTCCACGTACCACCACTTATATATGTGTCATCATAAATAATGTCACCTGTTGAAATACAATAAGATTCGTAAGGACAAGGACCGGGGGTTAATGTAGGTGTTGGAGTTAAAGTTTGTGTTGGAGTTGGGGTTGGGGTAGGTGTTGTACAAGCGGCATCATGAAGACTGATACATTCATCACAATCTACATTTTCTGGATCAATATAATCACCAATAGGGTTCCAAACATATGATGGATATCCTATCTGCGGACTAACAACAGTAAAACAATTACTTTGAGTGTCATTATCCCAAACAACATATACAATACTTCCAAGAATAAGTAACGATATTGAAGAATTTGAAGTTATTTCAAGTGTTACTCCAGCACAACATCCTGAAAGATAATATGAGAAAGATTCACTTGTTGGGGTTGGTGTTAACGTTGGAGTTGGGGTTGGTGTTGGGGTTGCAGGACAAGGGCCTGACTCTAATATTTGTCCGTCCGATTCAAAATAATAATAAATGTAATTTTCATAATAAAAATAAAAATCGCCAATTGATGATATTGGTGTTGTACATCCTGGGTCCGAATTTACAGTGGTGCCATTAGGGAAAGGTAATGTCGCGGTATCAATGTATACTGATATTGGATCGCCACCACCAGTACATAAACCTATTGATGTTGATCCGGTATAGATGGTTATAAGAGTACAAGCCATTATATATTAATATTTTCTGTTATCACACATTCATTATCATCGATCACTTTAACCACAAAACTTGTTAATGAGGAAAAAATTGATGGAATCATAAAAGAATAAGGTAAATCTCCACTATTGATAGTTGATACATAAATACAAGTTGTGTATCCTGTATCACATACGTAAATATCATAAGGTGATATTCCGGTAATAGAAGAGATTGTGATATTTGTATCCATATATTTTTATTCTATTGTATAAATATAGTGGGAATGAAAAACTTGTGAAGTTGATTAAATGAAATAATTCGCCTATATTACTAAAGATGGAAGAAAATGATGCTATTGTTGAATTATTGGAGGACCTTTTGGGTGACCACGGACTGCACTACCCCAATAAGGGTCAGATATCCTTCAATTGCCCCGTTTGTGATGATGATAGAAATAAACATAATTTAGAAATAAATTACGTAAATAATGTTTATAAATGTTGGTCTTGTGGTGATGTGGATGGAACTCACGGATCTTTGGGAAAACTTTTTGATAAGTACGGAAACAAGAAATTAAAGAAACTATATAATGTCTTAAAACCTGAGACGGTACAACCAAGACAAAAAAGAACAAAAAAATTAACACTTCCTGAAGGGTTCACGTTATTTACGGAGTCAAGTCCGGTATACCCAGTAAGAAGACAAGCATATAATTATTTAAAAAGTAGGGGGATAACAGATGAAATCATTAAGAAATATAATATTGGCTTTTGCGATCGTGGTAGTCATACAGGTCGCATTATCGTCCCATCATACGATGGTAACGGAGAGTTAAATTATTATGTTGCCCGTAGTTGGGACACAAAAAGTAAATTTAAATATAAAAACCCTGAGGCTGAGAAAGACAAGATCATCTTCAATGAAAGATTGATTGATTGGGATAAAGACATCTATTTGGTTGAGGGTGTTTTTGACGGGTTCTTCTTGGATAATTCAATTCCGATGTTAGGTAAACATATGTCGGAAATCCTATTTGAAAAAATATATATGAAATCCAAGGGGGATGTGATAATTGCTCTCGACGGTGATGCTTGGGATAACGCAATTAAACTATATCGTGAACTTAATGGGGGTGAATTATATGAACGAATTAAAATTGTTCATTTACCTATGGACCAAGATGTTTGTGACTTAAGAGGAAATATAAACGAATACTTCGTAAAATTAAAAGATTAATGGATTTAAAAAAAATATCTGAAGAGATCAGAGAAATCATATCAGAAAAACAAAAAGAGTTTCAATTAACATTTGAGGAGGACGCTCATAAATATACCATGTTAGACATAAATGGTAAATTGAGGGATGACTTCCCTTCTGTTTCTAAATTGATGAAATATTTCTATACGGAATTTGATTCTGAAGGAATTTCATTTAGGAAGGCGAATGGCGATCCTTATGAACAACAACGATTGTTGGAGGAATGGGCTGCCGCTGGAACATATTCCACAAACATGGGTTCTCGTGTTCACTTCTTATTAGAAAAACATACATTAGAAGAATTTGGTATTGGTAAAGAAGTAAGACAACCAATTTATGAATGTGACGCAGAACAGATAGTAAAAGGTGATACGATGGTGATTGCGGGTAAACGATACATTGACTTAATTAAAGAACGTAATTGTATTTTACTTGATACGGAGATGGTTTTAGGTCACCCTGAATTGGGATATACGGGCCAACCAGATAAGGTATGGTTAATTATTGGTACAAATGGTGATCTTGGTATTTTGATTACAGATTGGAAGACAAACAAACCTAAAAACTTTGAAAAGAATAAGTTTACAAAACCAATGAAACGACCATTCGAGGATTTACCTGATAATGCTCTTGGTCACTACAACACACAACTACCTTTTTATGGTAAGTTATTATTAAAGATGTTGGAAGGTACTAAATATGAGAATATCAAACTGATGGGTTGTATTGTTGTGTTATTAACGGAAGAAAGAGAATTTGTTGAACATAGAGTAGCAAAAAAAACTATTAACACAATTCTTGAAATGGATATGAAAAAGTATTTGACAAAATAAATAAAATAAACTATATTATCGTATGGAATCAACAATAACACCAATTTGGTACACCAACACTAGTTGGGACGACGGAACAATTAAAATAAACGTTAAATATATAATAAAATGAGTGATGACAATATCATAAGACCTAAGATTAATCTTAGACAACAACCAACTATCATTTGTGGAGAATGTAGTTCAAAGTTTTTTAAAGAAGTAACTATGTTGAAGAAAGTGCCTAAATTATTAACAGGAAGTTCGGAAGATACAATTGTACCTTTCCCAACTTATATGTGTAATAGTTGTGGGTTCGTAAATGAAGAATTCTTAGTTTTTGAATAATGGAAATCGGTAAAATGACATTAAGTGAGGCATACCCACACCTTAGAAGTGTGGCTTTGTCTTATGGGTTAAAATTAAACAGAGTTAAGGATCTTAAATTTGCAAGGCTTATTTTGGCAAACCTTTATAGTAGAGAATTATGTTAACATACAAAGAATTTTATATTTGGTTAGAGGGTTTTATGACCAATAGAGATTGGACGACGATCAAACAGGTTGATATTGAAACTATCCAAGGCAAGATGAAAGAAGTGAAAGAAGAAAATAAATTTGGAATTGCCGAACCTTATATGGTACCAATACCTGTTAACCCACTTATAAAAATTGGGGATGTCCCGCCACCACCTTGGGATATAACTTTTAAAATAAAAGAACAATTAAATGATTAAATTATGAAAAACTTATTATCTATTATATGTTTATTATTTATTATGACTTCATGTAAGACAAAATCTAATTGCGACGCTTACTCACAATTTTTAAAAAGACAAACGGACTCTCTTGAAACCCAAATTAAAAGTAAAAAAGATTCTATTAATCTATTAAACAATTATATAGTTTTCTTAGAAAATGAAACACAATTTTTAGGTAGTGTTCTTGCGGAGAAAGAATTTGAAGATGGTATTGAATAACAAATAAATTAAACAAACAAATAATTAAAAATGAAAAAAAGAACACTCAACGAACTAAGACAAGAAAAAGAATATGGGTATAGGGCACCATTAACAAATACGGAAATTAATGAGATGTCAATAACTCAACAAATTAAAATCGCATTAGAAAACTCCAACTTAAATGTTGTTGTTACACCGATTATGTTTGACCCTAAAGAATTTATACCAGTACTGGGTGTGTTAGTAAAAAACGAAGATTCAAGTTATACTAGAAAATATACAATAACGGTTAAACCAAACAATTAAATAATGAAATCAAGTATAATATTAGTCATCTTTTTGTTTTTCATTAAATTCACATCTGTATCACAGATAATAGGAACAACATATAAGCTTGATAGTATAGAAATTGCACAATTTGATCTACCGACAGAGTTGACATGGTATAACGCTAAAAGGGAGTGTAAAGAATTAGGTAAAGGTTGGAGACTACCGACTAAAGACGAATTAGACAAAATGTATGAGAATAAGGACCTTATAGGTAATTTTGTTAACACTAATTATTGGAGTTCTACCGATCATAATTCTGATTACGCTTGGATGCAAGTGTTTACACACAAACTTATAGCAATAACCTTAAAAGAAGGACATATTAACGCTAGGGCAGTCAAAACAATAAAATAATAAAATAATAAAAATGACTAATTTAAAAAAAGTATTTACTGAAATATACGAAAGTAATTCTTGGACTAGTTCCGAAAGTAGGTCAGGACTTGGTTCTGAATTGATTAGCACTGAAACAATACGAAAAGAACTACCAGAAGTATTTAAAAAATTCAACATTAAAAGTGTTTTGGATATACCATGTGGGGATTTTAATTGGATGAATAATGTTGACTTAAAAGAGGTCCATTATATTGGTGCTGATATTGTGGAAAATATGATTGAGGACAACAAAAATAATTTTAAAGATTATGAATTTAAAGTTTTAGATATAACTGAAGACGATCTACCCGAAGTAGATTTAATTTTTGCTAGAGACATTTTAGGTCATTTTGATTATGAAAATATTGAAAAAACAATAAAAAACATAATTCGTAGTGGCAGTAAATATTTGTTAACAACTTCTTTTACAAAATGGGAATATAATGTAGACATAAAAAATGGTGATTGGAGACCAATAAATTTAATGTTAAAACCATTTTTATTTAAACCAATTTATCTAATTAATGAAAATTGTTTTGAAGGAGATTTTCAATATAATGACAAATGTCTTATATTATTTGACTTAAATAAACTTTATTGTGGATTAAAATAATTAAAATATGAAAAGATACCCCGCATTATTCATTAAATGGTTAGCGAACCGTTTTGGATACAAAATTACATTAGTGAAATCAGGAAAAGGAACAACTAGGGTTGAAGGAGACATGGAGTTACTTCGTTATTTAGATATCTCAGGATACTTTTTTAAAAAAGAACCATTTGATAGATTAAAAAATGGTAAATAACTTAGTTCACTTTTCTGATTTACATATCAGATTATATAAGGATCACGATTTATACCGTTCAATATTAGAAACGGCAATTGAACAATGGAAAGAATTGTCTCCTGACCGTATTATATTTACGGGTGATTTAGTTCATTCTAAAAACCAAATGACACCTGAACTTATTGAGTTTGTTGCTTGGATTTTAACTGAATGTTCATCAATTGCTAAAACAATTATTATACCAGGTAATCACGATTTTTTGGTAAACAATACTGAAAGATTGGACGCACTTACACCAATTATTAATTCTTTGAATAATGATAATATTGTCTACTATCGAGATAGAGGTGTTTATGAGGATGATAACATTAGTTGGTGTGTTTATTCACAATACCAAGGAAATATTCCTCCTGATATTATTGAAGGTAAGGGTAGAAAAATTGGGTTATTTCACGGACCTATTTCAGGTTTAAAAACAGATCTTGGATTTGAGTTTGGTGAAGAGGCGTATGATATTGAAAAGTTTGATGGGTTAGAAACCGTTTTATGTGGTGACATTCATAAACGAGCTGAGTTCCAAATTAAAGGAGGTAAAGGTTATATGATTGGATCAACCATTCAAAACAACATTGGAGAAAGTATAGGTAGACATGGATATGGTATATATGATGTTGAAACAAAGGAGTATAATTATACTGATTTACCTAATCCAAAACCATTTTTGAAGTTCTCCATTAAATCATTTGAAGATATTGAGAATGGAACAGAAAGACTCCAAAATATTTAATAAAGAAACTCTCGGCAGCGTTGAGAGTTTTTGTGAACTCAATAATATTGAGGATAAGGAAGATTTCATCTACCTTTGTTTCAAACAAGGTTTTGACATTAAGAAGTTTGGTCTTTTGGGAGAAACACTTAATGAAGGTGAAAAACACTTAAAAACGGGTGGGATTGAAGAAAAACGGGTGGAAATTGAGGTAATACGAGAAATACGGGTGGAAGTTCCTGTTGAAATAGTGGTTGAGAAAATAATCTATACCACTGACGATATTCAAATAAACGAACTTGGCGAAAAAATTGCCGAGTTGGAACAAGAAATTTCCACTAAAACTACCGAAATCGGTACAATTAGAGAAGAATTTTCCACTAAAACGACAGAAATGGAAAATATTTTCCAAAATATAATGTCTAAAAAGGATTTAGAGTTAAACGAACTTAGACAAAAATTAGACGAACCTGTAACAAATAATAAGTTAAATATGTTACAAGATACTTTACAGAATTTAAGAAATGACTTATCATTGAAGAACGATAAAATAAATGAATTAGAAAAAATAAACCAGGAACTACAAAAAACGGCAAATTTACAAAACGCCATTTATATGAAAGGTTCCAATTTAAATAGTAGAATATGATACAATTAGTAATGTTTATGATCGCGGCATATGGAATGACGACGATCTTAGTGTATGGGTCCATTTTCAATGGGGTAAGAAATAAAATTATAAAAGCGGGCGGAGATGAAGGTTATTTTTTAACTAGACCCACATTTAAATTCATATCAGATTTGATATCTTGTATTTTATGTACGGGTACTTGGGTTGGATTTTTCTTATCCTTATTTTATTTTTCACCGACCTATGAATTCATTGGACTTAATAAGTTTTTATCCGTATTTTTTGATGGAATGTTGTCCGCAGGATCGGTATGGGCAATCAATAGTATAATTGAATGGTTTGAAGAAAATAGACCAAGTAATAAATAAAAACAAATATAAAAAATGGGAAAAAAGGACAAAGAACACAGAGCAAAAGTTGCAAAAAGAAACAAACGTATAAACCAAGAAAAATCAGGAATGCAAAAAGCTTTTGATAAATTAATGGAAGAACAAATTCAAAAATTGAAAACCAATGAAGGTTTAAATGTTGATTTGTCTGGTAGTACAATACCATTTGAAGTTTTTGATAAAGATCAATTAGATTCAATTGTGGACTTTAAAGAAAAACACCCCGAATTAATCATGGGTAATGACGAGGAATTAAGAGAAGAATCCCCACTTAACATTGAAGGAGATGATATGCCTTTAGATGTTGACACAACAGAAGAAGAACAAAAATAATGAATGGACTTGTTCAACCCACCAAGATTATTTAATTACAATATAATGATAAAAGATTTAGACTTTTCAAAGTACGAAAATCCTACAATACAAGTTGTATGGGAAGACCTACAAGAAAATTTCACACAAGATAAGATTAAGAGTGTTAAACATTATTTCCAAAAGAAATATAACACTACCAATGTTAATGTATTAACAAAGGTTAAAAACGTTGAGACAGATACAATGCAAAGTATTGATGTGTCTGTTAATGTAACTGATGTTAATTATCAACTTGATCTACTAAAGAAATTTTTAGAGTCTAAAGGGTACACTAACTATACTGAAGATATTTTAGGTATCAACAGAATGGTTGAGAACCGAATGAAAGAGGATGAGACTGAAACAACACAATTCAAAAAGTGGTATATCAGAAACATTGAGTTTTCAAACTTCTTATCATATGGTGAGAATCAAAGAATAGATTTTGATAAATGCAACGGGGTTGTCGTTGTTGAATCAGATCCACCTAACTTTGGTGGGAAGACCGTTCTTTCTGTGGATTTGTTGTTGTTCTTATTCTTTAATGAGACAACAAAGACTACAAAGGCTGAAGAAATCTTTAACCGATTTACCGATAAAGACTCGGTAGTTGTTAAAGGTGAAGTTACAATTGATGGGGAAGATTATATTATCCTTAGAAAGATTGAAAGAAAACTTTCTAAAAAAGGAGAATGGAATGTGAAAACAGAATTGGACTTCTTTAAAAAAATGGCCGATGGTAGTTTACTGAATTTCACGGGGGAACAAAGAAGGGAAACTGAGTCGTTCATTAAAAATTCCATTGGAACCAAAGAAGATTTCTTAATGACCATACTTACAACCGCAACCAATCTTGAGGAGTTATTGGAGTCAAAACCAACCGCAAGAGGACAGGTGTTGTCAAGATTTATGGGGCTTGAGTTTTTAAAACGGAAAGAGGAAGTTGGTAAAGAGATTTATTCTGAATTTAATAAATCAAAGATGTCGAACATTTATAATTCGGAAGAATTAAAAGGTGATAACGAATCTTTAACAACAAAAATCGGTGAATTAAATGATCAAATTGATTTGATCAAATTGGAACTTAACGATATTGATGATAAAATCGTTAAGGGAAAAGAGTATCGTGATGATATGTTGAAGAAGAAACACGGAGACATTGATAAGGAAATCAGTTTGATGAACCCGGTTAAAACTCAAGAAGAAATCGATGGTTTTGAAAGAGAAAAGACAACGTTCAAACAAAAGTTAGACGAACTTAAAGTTGTTGAACCAAAAGAGTTTTATCATGAGGATGATCACGATAAAATTAAAGAGGAATACAATGGTGTGTTCAAATCTAAAATTGAACTTGAAACACAGATCAGAGAAATTGAGAAATTAAAGAGTTCTGTGAGTGATGGTATTAAATGTGAACATTGTGGAATTGAGTTAATGAACGCATCAATAACCCAACAAAAAATTGCCGAACTTGATGGTTATATCATGCATAAAGACCAAAAAGAGGGGTTAATGCAGGTTTTATCAGGCAAAGAACAAGCTTTCGTTCAGTTAAAGAAAGACTTTGATGAGTATGAGAAAAACAAACTTATTAAAGAGAAATATGAGTTGAGTATTGAAAGTTGTGATTTAAAGATTGGAGTTTTAAAAGGTAAGTTGGATCGTTGGGGTGATGTTCAGGATAAGATCAAAGAGAATACTCAGATCGATTCAATGTTGATTAAGGCTGACTTAAGGTTGGATGAACTTGATCATCTTAAAAGACAAAAAAACACAAACATTACAAACAATGAATACCAAATCAAAACTTGTAATGAAAAGATTGATAACAATAAAAAGTTAATTGTTAAGATTAAAGAGGAAGAGGAGAGGGAAAGAATTTACAAAATCTATATGGAAGCCTTTGGTAAAAATGGATTGTCAAAAATCATTATGAAAACAATGATGCCTTTGATTAACTCTGAGTTACAAAGATTGATGGAAGATAGTTGTTACTTCAAATTGGAAATTAGAATTAACGATAAGAATGAAGTTGAATTCTTGATGATTGATAATAGTACTGGTATTGAAAAATTAATGGTTTCAGGGTCAGGATATGAAAGAACAATCGCATCATTAGCATTACGATCGGTACTTAGTAAGGTATGTACTTTGCCAAAACCAAATATTGTAGTTTTTGATGAGGTATTTGGGAAAATCAGTAATGATAACCTTGAAATGATATCTGAGTTCTTCCAAAAAATTAAAGAATATTTTGATAAAGTGTTCCTTATAAGTCACAACCCTCTAATTTCAAATTGGTCGGATACTATTGTTAAAATCAAAAAAGAAAATAATATATCAAAAGTTTTGTAGTTAATTAGATTTTATTCGTATATTTGTAAAACAATTAAAAACACACATATGAATTACTTACTTTTTGTATACCACAATGAAGATATAACAAACCCTGACGAAACAACTGCAAACATTGGGGCTGAGTTATCAAAAATTATGTCATCAAATCAAATTAAATATATGTTTGGTGATAAACACTCAATTTATCATTTCGCAAGTGATTTCTCTGTTGATGAGATTGATGATTTTTTATGTTTAGTTTCTAATGAATTTGAAAACTTTAATTATTTCTTAACTCAAAAAACTAAAAATGTCAAATCTAATTTTGATCAAGACAACTTATTACATTTACTTACGTTAAGGAATACCAATAGTAGAAAACAAACTCCACCTAAAAAGTTTGAATTTAAAATGGATCTTGGTAGTAATGAGGAGTTTGCTCGTATGGCAGAAACTATTATGGGTTTGGTACCTAAAAAAAGATGTGATTTAACACTGGATGAACTTTTAGATAAGATCAGCGATCAAGGTCTCAATTCACTGACTGAAGAAGAAAAAAATAAATTAGACGAATATTCAAAAAACTATTAATTAAATATATGAAAGACAAAAACCTAGGGATTCCGATTAACCAAGAAGAGATTCAACACTATCTAAAAGATATTCGTAGAATTAAAGTAATGACACCTGAGAGAGAAAAAGAACTGGCGGTTAAGATGAAGTCTGATGACACACCTAAACGTGAGAGAGAAAAAATTGAATCTGAGTTATTAGTTGGTAATTTACGTTTTGTAATTACGGTGGCTAAACAATATCAAAATCAAGGTTTGGATCTATCTGATTTGATTGCTGAAGGTAACTTGGGTTTGATGAAAGCGATTAAAAACTTTGATTGGCATAAAGATCTACGTTTTATATCATACGCAGTTTGGTGGGTTAAACAATCTATAATCCAATCGTTGAATGATAACGCAAGAACAATCAGACTTCCAGTTAATGTCGTTCAGGACCTACATAAGGCTAAAAAAGAAATTGCAATTACAGGTAAAGAATTAGAATTAAAGTTTTCATCATTACCATCTATGATTGATTTGGATATGACAATAAATGATGAAGGCGATACATTGGTTGATATGATTGCTAATCCTAACGCACTTGCTCCTGATGCAGGGTTCAACACTAAAGATATGTTAAAGAACAAATTAATATCTTTATTGAATGTATTAGATGACAGAGAGAAAGTGATCATTGAGGATTACTTCGGATTAAGTGGGACACCAAGAACACTTGAAGACATTGGTGGGGACTTTGGTTTAACTAAAGAACGAGTTAGACAGATTAAGGAAAGAGCCCTTAGAAGGTTAAGAAATGAAAGTTCAGAATTATTTGATTACTTATAAAAAATAAAAAACATGGGAAGTGTAATTGATTATATTGAATGTCCAAATTGTAAACAAGAAGCGTTTAGTGACTTCTATTACAAAACAGGTGAAGATTATATAAATTGTAGTAATTGTGGGTACCATTATGCTCAAACATTAAAAAGAGATGAGGATGGGAAATTTGTAACCAAAGATGGTACTGATAATTATAACTTTGATAATCTTATCATGGAAGTTTCGGAACTTAAAAACCCGTTTGGTTCGTATCGTTTAAAAGTTTATCAATCACCAGCAACTCAAGTTGGGTCATTTGAAACTGAGGAACAATATAATGAGTTTAAGTTACAAATTGAAGGGGATATTGAAATTGAATTCTGTTCTGTGTCAAGATTTGTTGATGGTGAAATCAAAGTTGAAATGATAATTGATAATGGACCTAAGGTTGATTCTGCTGGATTTACAATTGAGGATCGTTAATTTAAAAAAGATTTGGCAGATTGAAATAAAATACTTATATTTGTAAGACAAACGAAAAGGGTTGAACCGAGATTACCCTTACAACTCGGCGGAATGAGACACGATGTTCTCTGGGTGAAAATCCTCAATCTTACTCGTGATGTAAGATGAAACTACACTCCCCCATTGGTACCAGTGGGGGTTTATTTTGCGGTAATAACTAGTTGACCTCTACCGACATAAAAATCAGACTTCCGCATAACGGTTTTAATAATAAGATTAAATTCGTAAGGATTAATTTCTTCTATTAGAATTGGAATATTAAGTAGGGTTGATTCATCTTTAATTACAAACTCAACACCATCATATAACTCACCAATGACAATATATTGTACTATATCGTCCTTTACCTTAGATACTGATTTTAATATATCATAATCTCTAATAGCATCACCACCTTCTGAAAAATGTCTAGATTTTTGTGATTCTGCGTGGGACTTCATTCCAGGTACCTTTCCACGTTGGTACCTTAAATTCATGGTGACAGTAAGGTTTGCTTTGATCTCAGCAATCTTCTTTTCTAAGATTAAAATTTTACGTATTGATTCTCTAAGTAATGACATAATTATATAAATACCTTATATTGATATTTATAAATACAAACATTACTATGAAAGAAAAATTTTTACCTTGGTTTTTATTATTTTGTGCTCTTGGTCTATCAGGAACTGCCGCTTATTATAGTGTGGTAGGGTTATCAGTGGTATTTGTTGGGGTTGCGTTACCTGTAATCATTATGGGATCTTTTCTTGAGATATCTAAGATTGCAATTGCAACATACTTACACGACAAGTGGAAAGAAACATACGGAGTCTTAAAGATATACCTTACAATTGCTCTTGTGACATTGTCTTTGATTACTTCACTTGGGATCTATGGTTTATTAAGTACTGGATTTCAAGGGAATATTGCAAAACTTGAGATTAATCAAAAAAAGATTGCAAATGTTGAAGTAAAGAAAACAAGATTTATTGAAATAAAAAACGAACAACAGAAAGAGAAAGATGTGTTAGATAAGGACATTTCAAAGTTACGTGATGGTTTATCTAATAATACAACAACACAATCTGTAGATAGAAAAACAGGTCAACTTATTACAAAGGCAAATAATGCTAACCGTAAATCATTTGAGGACCAATTAAAACTTACAACAGAAAATAGGGATAAAGTATCAACTCGGATTGATGCTATGAATGATAGTATCACCAAATTGGATATTGAGATACTAAATATGGAATCTGCAGAACTTGAAGGAAGTGAATTAGGTTCTATTAAATATATTAGTGAACTTTCAGGTTGGGATGTTAAAAAAGTGGCGAACCTTTTCATTTTACTTTTAATTTTTGTATTTGATCCGTTAGCAATTACATTAGTTATTGCGACTAACCAAGCATTTAAAAAAAATAAAAAAGAAAGTAGTACCATACATGATACCATACATGATACCATACATGATGAGGTTGAAGTTCCTGAAAATTTATTATATGATTTAACCCCCCAAGCCGAACCAATTGTGGTTGAAAAAATTGTTGAGGTTATTAAGGAAGTGGAGAAGATTGTTGAGGTACCTGTTGAGGTTATTAAGGAAGTAGAAAAAATTGTTGAAGTACCTGTAATAGTATATAGAGAACCATTAAATATTATTGAGGTAAATACTTGGGAACCTGAGATAATTGAAACTAATGGTACGGGTGGTGAGTCAACAACTACCACAACAACTGATGATGGTATTAAAAGATTAGTTTATAAAAAGAACGATGAATGATGAAAACGTTATAAAATTTGGAGACTTCAATTACGAAGGTGAGGAAAAAAATAAAAGTCAAATTATTTTATCACACACTTCAAGGGTTGCAACAGATTATATAAATGCGTTAAAATATAGGTACGGTAAGAAATACAATAAAGTTCCTAATTATATAATCACTCGTGATGGTAAGATAATAGAACTATTGGAACCAAAAAAATACTCCAAATATATAAATGATGAGAACATATCCAAGAAATCAATAACGGTTTCTTTGGAAAATTTAGGTTGGTTAGAAAAAGAACCATTAAAAAATAGATACATTAACTGGATTGGTAATATTTATAATGGAAAGGCTTTTGAACGTAAGTGGAGAGATTACTTTTTATGGCAACCTTATACGGAAGTTCAAATTGATAGTACTATACTAATATGTAAAAAACTAATGGAAGATTTTAACATTAGTAAAAAATGTGTGGGACATAACACTAAAGTAAATGGTGTGAATCAATTTGATGGTATTGTTACCAGAAGCAATTACACCACAGATGTTACGGATCTAAGTCCGGCATTTGATTTTGATTATTTTAAAAAAAATATAGAAGATGAATAGACACGATGAAATAAAAAATTTAATAGAGGCATCTAAAAAATTATTAAATAAAAATTTAATTACTGAGGATATTAACCATATCAGAAAAAATTACGGATTAATATTGGAACAAGGTGAGCAAGGACCAACCGAAGATCAACCTAAAAACTATGAGACCGCAGAAGATGGGATGGGAGATAAAGAAGAAAATACGGATGTTGTAAAAACTGACAAGTCAAAGGGTTATAGAATATCTGGTGGTATAATTGTTATTCATGGTAAAGATAAATCTGACTTACAATTAACTACTGACGATAAGAAGGCGTTCCAAGAAACTATGGATGATTTTGTTACTGAGGTATCTGAAATTGTAGACTTTAATAAACTAAACCTATATTCAAACAATGTTGAGTGGTCAGGTAAGATTACTGAATTGGATGTTGAGTTTTTCTATTCAATTGGAGAAACAAATGGTATATACATAAACGGCACAATGACTAAGATTGATGACGATTATTTAGAATTCTTAAATAAGTTGAAACAATACTATGAGAAATTCAAATCTAAATGGTCTAGAGTTATTGCATCAAGAAAGAAAACTCCTGAATCATGAGAAAGTTTTTAGATGATAATTTCAAGTATATTTTAATTGGTATTGGAACGGTGGTATTATACATATTACTAATGGATCTAATGACACCATCAAACGGTATGACTAAAGAAGATCTAAAGAAAATAGAACAAATAGATAAAGACATTAATTTGTTGATTGAAAGTCAAAAAAAATTAGACGAATCAATTAATGAGTATAAAAAAGAAATTGAGAAAATTGATTCAACAATATCTAACATCAAAGTTAAAAAGGAAGTAGTAAATAATTACTACGAACAAAAAGGGAAAGAGATTAAAGATGCTAATGTTAAACAAGTTGATAGTTTATTAAGATCAAGATATAAATTTTAAGTATGAAAAATATAATATCAGTATTATTTCTTTTGGTGTCGTTGACATCATTTGGTCAAATCAAAAAAGTTGACACAACTGAAATATGTTTACCTTATAGTGTTGGTAAACAAATTATGTTGGATCTAAATAGATTAGATTCCACAACTGCAATCCTTAAATTAACTGAAACTGAAGTTATTGAATTAAATAAAAAAATAGACGCTCAACAAGGAATTATTGGGAATTTAGAAGATAAAGTTAAGATAGTTGATACAATAGTTCAAAAAACTAATGAGAAATTTGATATCGTTGACAAAATAAATAAAGATTTAGTTACCGATAACAAAAAATTAAGAAGAAAGAATGTAATTATAGAAATAGTCTCAGGCATTTTAATTGGAGCATTAACCTATCAAGTAGTAACACAATAATGGCATTATCACAAACAGATAAAAAAGAAATTGAAACTTTAATTCGAAAAGAAATGAAAGATTTTTTGGGATCTACTACTGCCAAACAATTTGAAGATAAATTAATTGAGAAAGTCTCTAAAGACATGAAAAGAGGTAAACTAGAAGGTGATATTAAAGATATCGTTGTGAAATCGTTCAGAGAATTTTTCACAATGATGTTCCACCAAAGAAGTTTCTGGGAATCTAAATTTAGAAGTTCATAATGGAAGATATAACCGCAAAAATTAGAGATATTATATCTAGTGAAACTTCGGGTAATGCTGAGGCTAGAACAAATGCGTTAAAGGGGTTAAAAAATGTTAAAGAAAATGATGAGGGGGAAAAAAGAAATGCTCCACAAGATTATTTAAAAGACCCAAATGGGTTAAAGTTGGTTTTTGAATTAGCAAAACAAAAAAAAACTAATAAGACGACAATAAGAAGAGAGATAAAGAAATTATTAAAAAATCCTGAAGAGATTAATTATTTTTTAAATTCAATACTTTCATTCGTTAAATCTAAAAAAGGTAACGATAAGGAAGAAACTAAAGAAATGACAGGGTCAGGTAGTGCGGGTGGTTATTCTGCTCCGTTATTTGGTCGTGAAATGAAAGAAAGTGTTTGTAAGATTTGTGGTATGAAAAACTGCAAATGTCAGGACAAAAAACATGGTAATACACCAAGAAGAGAAACAAAAGAAGCCACAGGATCGGCATCATCAGGTCAATACTCAGGACCCTCGATATGGGCAAAGTCAACCAACAAAAAAGATTGGGGACCAAAACGTAAAACACAAATACCTGGAGGTAAGTTTGTTCAAGTTAAGAAAAAATGTAAAAAGTTTCCTTACTGTAATCAGGGGGATATTAACGCACTTAGAATCTTTGAAAACGAGACTCTTTCGAAAGTAATAAACGATTTATCAGATAGATACCAAATTCATGAAGATTTCATAAAAGAAATAATCTTCAACGAAATGTCAAAAAGGAATTTAATGTGATATTTATTAAATAAAAATAACTATGAACTATTATTTGAAAAATAAAATCCAAAAACTTATTAATGAAACTTTGGAGGACAAAGCGAATGAAGTGATGGAAAAATTAAAATTTAACAAACCTGGCAGTTCTTTTGATTATGTTGAAGAGGGAGAAATGTGTGAATCATGCGGCGGAGAAATGACAGAAGGTGAATGTATGGAATGTGGTAATATGTATGAAGGAGAAATGTGTGAATCATGTGGTGGAGAAATGACAGAAGGAGAAACGTGTGAATCATGTGGTGGAGAAATGAGAGAACAGAATCCAAAAAGGGATTGGGGTAGTGTAGGTACGGGAGCCGCTGCAGGAGGATTGTATGGTGCCTCGACAGGAGCGGCTATAGGATCTGTTGTACCTGTAGTTGGTACCGCAGTAGGTGCTGCATTAGGTGCTGCATTAGGTGCCGCAACAGGCGCCGCGGCAGGATTATTATACAGTTCTAAAGGTTCTTATGACGGTGTTAAAAAAATATTTGACGCTTGTAATAAAAGTGGTATGGGTAAATCAACCATGAATGGAAGTACGTTAGATTCAATATCAAAAAGTCTTTACGATGCGGTTAGAGTATGGACCGGAACTGATGAAGACGCTATCAAAGACGCTCTAAGTCAACTTAAAACAATTCCTGACTTTTGTAGTGTTATTAAAAGATATGAGGAAAATTATCCTGGAGAAAATTTACTTGATGACTTAGACGGTGATATTGATACTGATAGTGAGTGGAATGAATATGTTTATTTACCATTATTGGCAGCAAAAAGAAAATCTGAAGAACTTGGTAAAAAGTCAGGTGGATCAATAAGAGAAAATGACGAAATGGATTTTGAAACTCCTATAAGAGATGCTATTAGATCTCATAAAGGTAAATTTAGAACTCCTATGAGAGATGCTATAAGATCTAATAAAGGTAAATTTAAAACTCCTATGAGAGATGCTATGGCTATGAGATCTCGTAAAAACAGACATAATGATTTTGAAGATGACATGAACGAAGTTGAGTTGGATGAAAAATTATACGGAAACCAAAAAAGAATTGATAAGAACCATAATGGAAGATTAGATTCGCAGGACTTCAAAATGTTAAGAAAAAAAGAAGATGTAAATGAAAATGTGTTCTATGAATTAACAACTGCAGTAAATGGCAAAAGAGAAAAACTTTTATTTAATGAAAGTCAGTTTGAAGAAATGATTGAGAATATTGTTTTAAAAGAAGAAAGTAAATTCAATAAAGGTAAGACACCGGCTGGATATGCTGAATATGAAAGATCTATTAAAACGTCAAAAAAAAATGAAGAAGGTTATATGAAAGATTTGTCCAAAAAAATGAAAGATTATTTGAAAGACGGATCTAAAGGTAAATATGAAATGTCACCAAAACATTTTCCAAAAGGAAATGGTGAATTAGAAGAAATGTCTAAAAAGGCTTATGTTGCTTCAGGAGCAATTGAGGATTATATTGATAACTTTACTGCCGCTGGTTTAGAAAACTTAGATTATGATGAAATCCATCCTGATGAAGATTGGGTAACTGACAACGTTGTTGGGTCTTCAAGAACGGGTAATAATCCTGAATGGGCAAACGCAGTTGAGACACCAAATAACGAGAAGAGAAATAAGATTAGAAAAGATAATTTATTGGCTAAAATTAAACGTAAGGCTTACAATAAAGCGCCTCAACCTGTTGTTACTGACAAATCAGGTGAAAATGCGGGGGATAAAATTATGGCTAAGTTAGAATCTATTGACGAAAAGAAAAAACAAAAAATCAATGAGGACTATACACGTATTATGAGTTTAATGTCTTATAAGAAAAACACTCAATAATTTACAATTACATAATTAGGTATTATCATTGTCCATAGGTATTAATCTATGGACAATTTTTTTAACTACATATCAAAACAATTAAAACAGGAGGATATTGAGATTTGGTTTAACATCAACAATATCATTCCTGAGAAGATGGAATTATATTACGATTTCTCTATATCCATACATAAATTAATTCTAGATACTTATCTTGGTGATGACGATGGTTTTAATGAAACCAAAGTATCAATGACCGAAGAAGATAAGAATAAACACTTTGATTGGTGTTGGGATAAAACAATAGATAGTTTTAATTTGGAAAACATAACCTTCAACAAAAGGGGAGATCATTATGATCACTTCCAATCATTTTTTTCTGAAATATATTATAATCAGGTTGATAAAAAAATTAAAGATTCTATTAATGTTTTCTTTAGAGATGTGTTTGACTTAGAAAAACCATTTACCCAATCTGATTTAGATATGATACTTAATATTTACAGGAGTTTGGATAAAAATTTGGTGTTATAGTATTTACTAAGGTAAGTTAGTGGGGTATAATTAAATTACATAAACAATAAAATACATTTAAAAAATGGAAACGTTAGAACAAATTAAAACACTAGTTGAACTATTAAGTGCTGACACGACTAAGTTTTTTGCAGGAAATAAAAGTGCAGGAACAAGAGCAAGAAAAACATCTCAAGAATTAAAAGCATTATTGCAAACATTAAGAGGTGAAATCTTAGATTCTAAGAAAAATGACTAATATTGATACTTTATATCTTTTTATGTTCATTTTTTCAGCTCTCTCAGTTTTTAGAGTTGTTGTAAAATTTATATTTTCCCTATTACAAACTTTACCTGAAAGATTGGTGATGAGTAATAGGGAAATATTATTCCAAGGTGTTTCATTGTCTTATGTTATAACTTACACAATACAAAATTTTTTATGAGTTTTTTTACCGAATTTAATACTTTATCACCATACTTACAATCCGTAAGAAAGTTGAAAACATACCTGTCATTTGACATACATTTTCCTAACACATGGAAAATACCAAAAAAGTTTGTTGATGAAGAAACGTTATTAGAAAATGAATCTACTGAAACAGGTAAAAGATTCTTTTCATTTGTTAGTACCTTTAATGAAAAAGAGGTTGAGAAGATTATTAACAATCTCAGAAACATTATTAAATATAATAAAGAAAGAGAGGAAAAGGATAAACTGTTCCAAACCAAAGTTAATGAGTTAAAATCTATTTTTGAAAAACAAAATTTAGATAATCTACAAGCATTAAAATTTGAAATTTCCGATGATCAAAAAATTGAATTAGAAGATGGAGAAGAAAATACAAACCCAGTTAGAAACTCAAATTGAGTGGTTAAATAATGAATTGGAAAAAGATAAGATTGAAGTTGAAAGAAATAAAAGTAAATTTATCAATCAAATCAAAAAATTAAAGAAAGAAGACATTGTAAAAGTCAATGTTGAGAAAATGACATTATGGAAGAGAATAAAGAAAGTATTGTTGGGATAATGGAAAAATTGGCAATGATTACAGATGCTACCCAATCTTTATTTCCCGATGGTAAAACGGCAATAGTATTTGAATTACCGGAAGTTGATTTTAAAGAAGTCCAAAAAAACTTTAGAGAAATTGATAGTAACTATACTAAATTTAAAATTGATCTTTCAGGTGTTGAGGTAATATTCATATTAGAGAATTCATATGAAGAAGAAAAACCAATTGAAGAACCTATTGTTGTTAAAAAAGAAGGGTTTATTAAAAGATTAATAAAAAATTATTTAAAATAACTATCTTTTATATGTTGTGTAAGTCCTATACAACTTTGATTTAGGGATTCCCCCTTTTTCTAAAATATCATAAATGTATTTCTTTTGTGATTTACTTGAGTCAGGAACCAATATACAATCCATTCTATTTTTATCCTGTAGAAATTTACTTAGTACGTCAAGGAATCTACCAGATTCATTAACGGACTTCAAAGAGAAACAATTAAACTTATCTTCATTTTGAACCACAATCTTATTGTTAATTTTAGACACAAGTTTTAACCCATCTTTAGGTAGATAGTTTTTAACAAACTTATCAAATGAAATTTTAGATGAGGTTTGTATATCGTAAATTAACTCCTCAACTAATAATTCAGAAACAGAAAGTATTGTATAATCCCTATTATCCAACTCCACTTTTATTTGACGACCTAGTTCATCCTTAATAAAGTATAAGTTAAAATTTTTAGAATCCTTTTCAAGTAAACCAATTTCAAATGAACAAGATTTGCCGTTTTCAAATAAGGTGTTGAATCTAATGTCCTTATTACCTATTATTTTACCATCGTAGAACTTTTTGGCGTTCTCGTAAGTCTTAAACGACTTTATTATTTTTTTTCTTTCTTTATTTTTGAATAGTACGATTAAATAGCTCATAATATTGATTACTCTTTAATTAAGTATATTAATTTTTTTTTATAAATGAATAATGACAACTATTATAAGGTTTTAGGTGTTGACGAAAAGGCAACACAAGAAGACATTAAGAAAGCATATAGAAACCTAGCAAAAGAAAATCATCCCGATAAAGGTGGGGATGAGGAGACGTTTAAAAATATCTCAGCGGCTTATGATACTATTGGGGACGAAAATAAACGAAAACAATACGACAATCAACGGAGTAACCCATTCGGTAGTAATTTTGCCGATATGTTTCATTCATTTAATCAACAACGACAAAGACAAGATACACATACTAGTGTTATTACGGTGAACATAGGAGTGTTGGATTCATATTTAAGTAGGAATAAACAAATTACATATAAAAGAAAGACTAGTTGTAATGTTTGTAGTGGATCGGGAGGGGAGAAGAAGGTATGTACTACCTGTAATGGTGTTGGTAGTGTTATGAAACAAATGGGTACGGGTATGTTCGTACAAGTTGTTAATATGAGTTGTGAAACTTGCTCAGGTACTGGTAAAATTACTATAAACGCTTGTTATTCGTGTAATGGATCGGAGACTAAAGATGAGATGAAAACATTGGATGTTAAAATACCTCATGGGTTAGAGGATGGTCAGTTCATAAGAATGTCAAATGTTGGTGATTTTAGAAATGGTAGATTTGGGGATTTGGTAATAAGGGTTAATTTGATGGAAGAAAATGGTTTCTTTAAGAACGGACCACATTTAATATATAACTCTTATTTAAACTATGAAGATCTTATAAAAGAGCATATAAACATACCTCATCCTAGTGGTGAGTTAAATATAAAATTACCTAAATTATTTGATTCCTCAAAACCTTTAAGGGTTAAAGGTAAAGGATTTAGGGTGGATCAAATTGGGGATCTATTAATTAATCGGATTGTTAGGTTTGAAAGACCTTAAAATAAGGACATGATATCTTTATATAAAGCGATTGCACCATAGATTGATAGGGCAAACATAATACCACCAGTGATAAAAACAAATTTTTGTGTTTTACCTGTTGTTTGATTACACTTTTTACATCCTGTTACTTGTGTTGCTTCTGTTTTGTTGTTGTATATTTCTTCTTCCATAATTTTTTGTTATAATAATAATTATACATTAAAACAATTTATAAGTGAATAATTTTTGAATTGACATATCATCATATAATTCCTATATTTCTAATAAAAAAACTATGTTATCATATATTGGAGGAAAAAGTAAGATAGGAAAGTGGATAGTCCCTTTCTATGATAAAGATATGGAAACATATGTTGAAACATTTGGTGGGATGTTTTGGTGTTTCTTTAATATGGATCTAAGTCAGTTCCCAAATCTAAAGAAAGTTGTGTATAATGACTTCAACCCACTTAACCATAATTTATTTGAATGTATTAAGAATCCTGAAAGATTATTGGAATCAATCAACGCAATCCCATGTCAACAATTTGGTGTGGAAATTACACCATCAATATATAAAGAACAATTTATCAGCTTTCAGGCTGAAATATTTGATGAAAATTTCAGGGTAGAACCTGGTAATTATGATGTTGCAGCTAAATATGCGTATATTTTAACACAAGTGTTCTCAGGATCTAAACCTGAAAAAAGTTCTTTCATTGACTTAAAGGGTAAGTACAAATCTAAATACTTAACATTCCGAGATAAATTAATGAAACCTGATTGGGTTGAACATTTTTTAAGAATAAGTGATGTTGAGAATATGGATTTTGCTGAGGTGATTGAAAAGTATGATTCACCAACAACTTACTTCTATGTGGATCCACCATATTGGAAGACTGAAAACTATTATTCTAATCACGATTTTGATAGGGAAGACCACGAGAGACTTTCAAAGTCATTAATAAATATGGAAGGTAAATTTAGTTTATCGTACTATGATTTTGAATTATTACACGAATGGTTTCCTGAAGATCAGTACAAATGGGAGAAAAAAGAGTTCGCTAAAGCGGCAGCAGCAAAAAAGGGAACAAAACAAAACATGGGTGAGGAATTATTAATAATGAATTACTAATCATTTTTTTATACTATTCGAATATTTATATTAAAAACTTATTATGGAATTACTTAAGGTATTATCAAATGTCATTAAAGAAAACACAAACGGTAAACGTCTTGTAAGTGAAGCAATGGCCGAAAAGGTTGTTAAATTTTTAATTGACAAATACAAACCTACAACTAAGGATACAGAAGAACAAATAACTGCGGTTATTAACGCATTTGATAAATATAAAAGTGGGTTACCTCAAGATCAAAGAGATATTACCAAATTAACTTATAGTATTGTTAAGAACATTGTTTTATCAAAGGAGATTAAAAAACAAGAAAAAAGTATATTCAAAAAATATATGGAAGCCAATAAAGGTGCCGACAAAAATGCGGTTAAATTGGCATTACGTAAGTTTTACGAATTGTTTCCAATCCTACCTATAAATCAAAGAGACGTTCTTAAAATGCCTTATTTGAAATTGGTTGAGTTTTTACAGGGTAAGTTTAATTCTATGTTAACATCAGCGGCACTTAAGAAATTTAAAGATGATAAGGTTAATGTAACACCTGAACAATTAATTTATTATGTATCAACCTACTTAGATCTATACCATAGATTACCTGCAAATTTACCACCATTGTTGTTTATGAGTTTTGATGAACTTGAACATACATTAGATGGTATGGGAGATTTAACTGATGACATTAAAGATACAAAAGATGATTATTCTGACATTGAAACAATATACGATGATAATAACTTATTAATCTTCAAACCAAGTGGTAAGGAACAATGTATTAAATTGGCTAACGGAAGAAGTTGGTGTATATCTAAATCAGGTGGTGGTAATATGTATTACAATTATCGTTTGGGACATAACTTAACAATTTATTATGTTATTGATAAAGATAAGGCATTTGGTGACCTTAACTATTCAGTTGTCATCTTAGTTGAGCCTTATGGTGGAAAACGAATTGCGGATGGTCAAAATATGGCTGGAGGATATTCAGGTCATAAAAGAGAAGATTGGAGTACAATTGTAAGTAAAGTTCCAAAATTGAAAGGCAAAGAACATTTGTTTGTTGCTGATCCATTGAGTAGTGCTGAACAAAAAGTACTGAATGACTACAAAAATACTTCCATCAATAAAGATGCGATTAAAGAACTTGGTAGTGAACAAGCGGCTGAAATGTGGCTTGAGCTTTCAAGTCCTGATTTAACATATAGAAGTAATGGTGATGAAATTTATCGTAACTTTACCGAAAATCTTAAAAACAAATACTTAGGGTTGGGAATGGACTTGACCGCTGGAATGATCAATAATTCCGAACCTAGTGTGTTGAAATATTATGCGGCAAGAAAACTTCAAGGGTTGATGTCAAAAAGTTTAGGTCAATTGAGTGATTCGGATATTGCATTCATCAATAGTCCTATAATGAGAGATAATAAGAAAAAATTAAGAGAAAAATTCTCAGGTCAATTAGCCGGAGTTAGTAGTAGTGGTTATGTTGGTCTTGAATATCCAAAAGATGATAACTCTAAGTATGTTGCATTATTTGGGTTTGATGATTTCTTTCAACATATTCCAACTAATACAACTATGATCCAAATGGAAAATACAAGTAAAACTCCAATTGCTTTGGATTTACCGGAAAGTATTGGTAAATTAACCGAATTAAAAACATTGATTATTGATAATATGGTTAAGTCAATCCCTGAAAGTATTGGAAATTGTACCAAATTGAAATTTATAAACTTACCTAATAACCCACAATTGGAAAGTATTCCTGAGGCGTTTGGTGAATTGTATTGTTTGAACTTCTTCTCAACGGAGAATTCAAATCCTAGTATGAGAATACCTAAAAAATTAGAAGAATATATGACAGAGGATGAAGGATTTTGGTTTATCAATTTCCCTCCTGAATTGAAGAAACATTGTGGACCTATAAGATCTTAATGATGAACGTAGACATAGAAATTTATATTAGTCAACTAATAACCTTCTTTGAAAAAAATCCAGGTGATTTTATGGATCTTGTTGGTGAAGTACAAAAAGAAGAGTTCTTTCAGAAATTAAAAGAAAAATCTATTAATAACCATAGTAAGGGTGAGGACTTTATTTTAACCAAACAACAAATTATTGATGTTGTGGTTGATCTTAAATCGCCTGAATTAAACCAAAAGTTAAGTTACGCAAAAAAAGTTAAAGGATTTATCCAAAAGACTAAGTTTGGGGATATCATACTTAATTAATTTTTTTTATGTAAAGGCTTGTGGAATCCAAAAAATTGACTATCTTTGTAAGGTAATCTAAAAAACTAATTATATGATCTATACTCCAGAATTAATCAAGTCAACCGCACCATCAATCTTCGCAACATCTCCATCGTCAAAAATGACAAACAAGTATGAGTTTGTCCCTACAGACAAGATCATGGAGTTCTTTGATAGAGAAGGGTGGGAAATTTCATCTGTTAAACAAAATGGTACTGGTATCCATGCCTTACACGAAGTTAAGTTCCGTAATGGACAACTTCCATCGGTTGGCGATACTTTGGTTGAAGCAATCATCAAAAACTCTCACAATGGTATGTCGGCATTCTCAATGAGTGCGGGTCTTCACAGATTGGTGTGTAGTAATGGTTTAACCGTTCCTACGTCAGTAGCAGACCAATTCCGAATCCGACACAAAGATTTCCAACTTGACGATGTTAAAATGTTAACGGAAAGTTTCGCAAAGAAATTACCAATGATTCAACACTCTGTTGGAAGAATGATGGAACGTCAACTTACTATGGATGAAAAAGTTGAGTTCGTTCAAAGAGCATCTAGACTTAGATGGGCAACAGGGTCAGTTCCGTCAACACTTGATTTAGTGGACTTGTTAACACCTAACCGTAACGAAGATGAAGGAGATGACCTTTGGAAAGTCTTTAACGTAGTACAAGAGAAATTTGTACGAGGTGGTGTTGAGTACAGATCACAAAGTGGTCGTAAGACAGGGTTAAGAGGTTTGAAAAATATTATGGCGGTAAACGCAATAAATACAAAACTTTGGGAGACCGCCGAGTCAATGATCTAAAAGAAATGTGGGGTGAACAACCCCACTTTTTTAATTTATAGTCAATATGTTTAAACGTGAGAATGATTTTTTGGATATCTTAAAAGAAAGACATGATAAATTATATGGTATTATTAAAGTTAATAGTACTATAGGACTAACACCTAAGACATTAATAGAAAAGAAATTTGAAATTGAATACTTAGATAGTGTTGAGTTTGAATTTGAACTTAATCATTTAGAATCAATTCTTAAACATAAATCTGGGTTTTACATATATTTATCTAAAATGGAGGTCGCGGATATGTCGTATCAGATGAAAATTTATTACGATATGGACCAATTAAACGAAGTATCATTCTTCATTAAAAACTTATCAAAAATTAAATAAAAATGGAAATTACAAGTGTTGAGTTACAAGAAAAAATTAACTCAGGTAAAAAAGTTATTGTAGAATTCTGGGCCGAATGGTGTGGTCCGTGCAAAATGATGAAACCTTTATTTGAAAGAGTATCAAAAAATAATACATCTAATGTTGAAATGTATACCATGAATGTGGATCTAAATCGTGAAATAGCTATGTCACTCGGAATCCGTAGTATTCCAACGGTCAAAGTTTTTAACTCAGGTGAGAACATAGATACCAAAGTTGGTGTTCTACAAGAAGAACAAATAAAAGGAATGGTAAATGAATTGATCAATGGATAAGTTAGCAATCATATTTTCAATGAAATCATGTGGTCATTGTAAAACACTTAAGGAAATGTTGGATAAAGAAGATATACCTTATATTGATAGAGATATTGACGAACATAGTGATGAATACGATATGTTTGTATCAATTACCAAGAATGAATATGTGCCTGCATTTATGTTAATTGAGTCACCGGGAAAAGAAAATTCTAAAACTGAACTTTATGCTCCTGAAAGAGATTATGATGAACTTGACGAAGGTGTAAAAATCATAAAAGAGTTTTACGAAAGATAATAAAAAACCCCATTCCTAATAAGAGTGGGGGTTTTTTTTTGAACATAGAAGTATTTATTAATAAATTAAAATATTATGGGAAGAATTGTAAGATTAACAGAATCCGATTTAACAAGAATTGTTAGACGAGTACTTAAAGAAAATAAATCCTCTCACCCACAATATATTAAAGTTGAGTTAACGACAAAGTGGGAAAAGTTTATGGGAAAAGAATCTGAGGATAGTCGTTTAGGTGATACTAGAGGATATAGTAATTACCGGGGAGAAACAATTAAGATGGTACCTAATATGTTGTATAACATTGGTGGTGGTAAACACGTAGATGAAGATCAATATACAATGAATTATTTTGCTGAATATAAACCAGAAGATTCTAAAATTGAAATCCACGTAATTGATTGTTTTGGAAAATCAAGGAATGATTTAGACAATGTTAAAAAGGTCTCTATTAACGATACCCTTTGGAGTAAAGAACCTTGGGATTGGGATAAAGGAATGTTTACAACAAAACCAAATGTACAAAATAAATGTGCTGCAAGAGGCGAAAATATGAAATCAATGTTTCATAAAAGATTTGAAGTTGGGGAAACAGATCATAGAGGTTATTTTGAAATTGTTGGATCTGGTGAATTATAAATTAAAGATGAAATCATTCCTTAATTTTTTAACCAAACGTAAATAAATACTTAAACCCCATTCCTAATAAGAGTGGGGTTTCTTTTTAGAATATAATTACATCCTCTAATCTGTCCTGAACCAAGTATGGTTTTTCTCCCTCAGGATCCAATATATCTTGGGTAAGGTCATAAGACTCCATTCTATTGGAGAAGTCCTCTAAATCAAAGTCAAATACATCTAAAATTAATGATTTGATAGTTTTAGTATTGTACATTGAGTCAACAACAACATTAATATCAACTTCATCATCAACTTTAGGTAAGAAATGAATAAACATACTTTCTGACCCGATTGTTGATGAAATTTGGTTAAGTATATAATGTGAGTAGTAAAACATAGATCTACCTGTACGTAAACTATAACCATAAGGAAACTCAGAACTAATTGAAATTTCATCAAATGATTTATTCTCCTCAACAAATACATTTTTATTTGTGTCAACCCAACCTGTCTCAATTGGAGATATCTCAACTCCGTATTTAATTATATTAATGATATTAAAATGTTCTAAACCTAATGATTTAAGTATAACCTTATAGGTCTCATTGAATTCGTTTTTTAACTCATCAATGTTAAGTTCTGTTTCGCTTGTGGTCTGACCATTTACAACCATGAATACATCACAATCTGTGATTTGTATAATTGATTTTTCTTTTGGGTCAATTTTGGAAACGATGAAATCGGCAAATAAATTTACTATGCCTCGTCTTGAATTTTTATTGATTAATCTCATATCTTTTTTTGTAATGAATATGAGTTTTAAATGAATATATAAATAGTTTAGTTAAATATAGTCTCCAAATATATCATTTATACCTTTGGTGACTAAACTATAATCTGGATAATCAGGTATTCTAAAGTCTAACCAATCGTATTCACCATCATCCATTAGTCGTTTCATCATAGTTGTGTAACTACCCTCGTAATCTAATTTATCTTCACTATATTCACTACCCAAACGATTGGAAAGAAATTTTTCCACATTACCTTGGAAGTCACGTATTTTAACATATTGTAACCATTTAGTTGTTTCACCTATTTTGGTTTGTTCGTCAATTACTCTACCAACAAAGTGTATATCCAACTCTGACCAAATTAAACCATATATTTCACTTTGGTATGCCCCATTGTATGCGTTATTGTGAATGTTGTGTAGTTCACTTTTTAATTCATTTAAATCATCATTTAAAAGTTGTTTCATTGATTCTTCATCCTTTAGTAATTCATCTAAATCGGTTTCTTTGATTATGAAATAACCTTCAGTTCCTTGTTCTTCAGATAAATTTTCAAAAAACTCTGAGTCGTAGTTTTCTAATGAAAACTCAACATTACCAATTTCTCTGAATATATGACTTCTTAATTTATTTATGTTGACTTCATCTAAGTCTTCAATTACATCCTCATAAACATTATGGGTTGAAATGGAAAAATCTTCCCAGTAATCCTCACCTAATACGTGCTCTGCTGCGTCTTTTGCCGTAGTATTACGACCACTATCATCAAATAGTTCGGCAAGTTCTGTAGCGTCTTTTAATCGTAGGTAATACCCATCTGATCTTTTTTGAACATCCCTTAGCATTTTTTCAGTTATCCATTCCAACCAAACTTCAGGATCCTCCTGTATTTTATACAAAAGAAAATCATTCTCAAGAACTTCTGGTATGGACTTGTAATCAAAGTTATCTAAAATTTTTGTTTTAACTAAAAAGTCAAATGAGGGTGCCCCATTATAAGGTATGTTGGACAAGTCTAACTCATCGATTAAACCCTTTCTAAGTACAAAACTTAAAAACACCTCAATCCTATTATTGAATATTTTGGAAATTGATTTCCAATTACCATCGTTAAATTCTTCTATTATTTCTTCAATATCATTCATACCTTATAAATATAAAAAAAGGTGGAAAATATTTCCCACCTCAACTTTTTAACCAATCACCGATTACTTTTTGTTGTAATACTTCTCAACAATTTTCTTTACCGACTCTTGAACCGTAGATTGATTCGCCGCTGGTTGTTTAGGAGCTTGTTGAGGTGCCTGAGCAGGTTGTTGATTTGCTTTATTTTTACATCCGCATCCCATAATATTTGTTTTAATAGGTTTATTTAATTATAAATATCTGACATTACACATATTTTGTAAACCATTAAATATTTATTGTAATATGAAAAAAGTTTTAAGAATTAATGAGGGTGATTTAATTAGTTTAATTAAGAATATTATTATTGAACAAGATGATAATGTTGAGTATGAAGATTTTACACCCCAAGAATATATTGATTTACTAAAGTCTGTTAATTACAAAGCACAAGCGATTCCTAAGTTTCCTGATTTTAAGGGTAAAAAAATAAGAGTTAATGGTAGCTTATCTTTAATTGGTTTAAAACAAATAACTAATTTGGGTGAGTTAATTGTGACTGGTGATTTAAATGTTCGTTCCACAGGTATTGTAAGTCTTGAAGGTGTTACAGTTGGTGGTAGTTTAAGTCATTGGGACACACCATATAGTCGAGAACTTGATAGAAGAAAAGAAATGGCTTTAAGGGCTGAAGCCAAACAAAGAAGAGAAGATGGTGAATGGGATCTAAATAGTCCTAATATTGATGACGAAGGTTTAATGGCAAACGCAGTTTTTGACTATATGGTTCAAGAAAGTGATATTGAATATTTAGATGGACCAGAACGTGAAGAATTAGAAGATTTGGAAAGAAGAATGGAAGAACTTGAGGAAAGAATAGATAACGAGGAAGATTCTGAAATTGTTGATGAATTGGAGATTGAACAAAATGATTTGCAATCCGAGATTGATGAACTTAAGGACAAAGATAATGATGTGTATGATTTAATACCTGTAGGTTCCCATTATGACTTACATACATTTAGGTCAATACATAACGATACTAGTGGTAATGTTTATGCGGTTGGAACTGAAAATGAAGCGGATAGTTCCCTTGAAGACTATTATGATGGCATGGTAGACGATTTAAGTAATTTTAGTAAAGAAACTTTATCGTCCCATATTGATGGTGACGAAGTTGCGGAATATTATGAAGACATGATTCGTGAATGGGTTATGGACGATCCTGAAAATTACGATGTTAGTAGGGAAACTAGTCGTAGTCAAGATAAAGAAATTGAAAAATTACAAAACCAAAAAAGGTCACTTGAAATAGAAACATATTTAATTTCAAGTGGAGCTAGATCTCCTCTTATTGAGGAAGATATTGAATCTTTAAAATACTTCAAATTTAATGATTACATGGATAACATTTTAGTTGTTGAATGGTCTGAAAATAAATGGCAAATTTACCAAAACGGTAAAAAAGTTGAGTCAGTAACTTATGAAGATGAAGATGAGGATGGTGAACATGAGTCGGATAATGAATCAAGGGTTGAAGAAATTGAAAATGAAATAGAAGGTATAGACGAAGACATACAAGATATAAAAGATGAGCCAGATGGTGATTTAAATAATGATGAGGTAGAAGAAGCCGTTGAGGGTAGGTTAGAAGAAATTAGAGATTCACCATTGAGTTGGTTAGATGAAATGGGTGACGAATATAATCATTTTGTAGATAAAAAAAGTTTATTGGGTGATTTAGTTGATGAGGGTGGTTATGGAGATCTAAACGGATATAATAATGAATATGATACCGTTTCAGTTAATGATTCAACTTTTGTTGTAATGAGAATTGACTAATACCTTTACAGAATACAATTATATTATTATGTTTATGGGTAATGGCAAGAAATAAAAAAATAGAATTTGTAATGGACACCGATTGGATGTTTGAAAAGCCAATTGATAGTGAACATAAGGAATATAAATTACTATCATATTTCCAACGTATGGGTGAAAAGTTAGATAACATGGAACTTTACCCTGGGTTTATAGAATTATCATTACATTTAGCAAACATACAAACACTTATCAGGGATAAGAAAATCATATATACAAACAAGAAATTTAATTCAGTTGATGATGAACTTTTAGTAAAAGATCTTAAAATTAAAAGTGTTCCTGAGATGTCAACTGAAGAGTATGAAGAATTCACAAAAATTTTACAATACACCGCACCAAGGATGACGGAATATTTCAATATTGCAAAATCTGTATGGACATTAGTTTATGATAGTATTGAGGCAAAATACAGGAAGAATAAAAAAGAAATGTTATCTAACAGAGGTTTCTTCTTCCATTTGGATAAGAGAGACAACAAGTATTATGTTTGGGAGTATGAAGTATCTCCGGCAGCAAAAAAATCACCAGAAAATAAGACAAATGTTAAATTAATTTATTGTGATGATAAAAACAAATTGACAATACCAAAGATAATAACTACATTTTCTGAGACTGAAAATAAAACAAAGTTACCGGTGTTAGAAATGATTAGTAAAGGTGATTTCCCAATCGAAGAAACATTATTACCATTATTTAAAAGAAAAACAATAATGTTAATTAATCAGACGAGAAATTACAATATCGAACAAGAGGAAAGAAAAAAAGAAAAAGAATTTTTAGAGGATTAAAAATGGGTTTTAACAAAAGATTTTTAAAGAAAGAGAACATCCTTAATAACCTTACAGATATTATGAATTATTTAGATGCCGACGCAGTGTTGTGTACGGATGAATTTTCACGCAATGTCTACAGGATGTTTAATGAGGGAAAAAATGAGGAAGAAATAATAAAATACATAAATAAAAATAAATGAAAGTTAAGTTAGAATATGTGTGGATTGACGGATATATACCGGAGCCAAACCTTAGAAGTAAGATTAAAATTGTGGACTATGAGCAAATTAAAAATTGTTTAGTTCTAAATAATTTCCCTGAATGGAACTTTGATGGGTCATCAACATTACAAGCGGAAGGTAATAGTTCTGATTGTATTTTAATACCTGTTAGACATTATTTTTGTGATAATACAAACACAATTTACGTGTTGTGTGAAGTAATGAATTCTGATGGTACACCACACGAAACTAATACAAGATCAAAACTAATTGGAGATCAAGAAGATTTATGGTTTGGGTTTGAACAAGAATATTTTATCTATGATAGAAAAAACAAATGTATTTTAGGTCACGATGAAAACAACTTGGAACCACAAGGTAAATATTATTGTGGTGTAGGTGAATATGTTGTAGGAAGAGATTTTGTTGAGGAACATATGGATATGTGTTTAAAATACGGAATTGATATTACAGGGATCAACGCTGAGGTTGCATTAGGTCAATGGGAATACCAAGTATTTTCAAAAGGTAAATTAAAGGCGGGTGATGATTTGTGGATGACCAGGTACTTTTTATATAAAATCTCTGAAAAATATAATTATAGGATTGATCTACATCCAAAACCAATTCGAAAAGGGGAATGGAACGGGTCAGGACTTCATACAAATTTCTCAACAGATAAAATGAGAAATGATGGTAACGAAAAATATTTTATATCATTGTTTAATGCGTTTGAGGTAAGACATGAAGCTCATATTAAAGCTTATGGGTCAGATAACAATCTTCGTTTAACTGGTAAATTTGAAACACAATCAATTGATAAATTTAGTTGGGGGGTTTCAGATCGTGGAGCATCAATTAGAATTCCAAGAGATACTGCAAAAAATTGGAAAGGTTATGTTGAGGATAGAAGACCTGGATCAAATGCTGACCCATACAAAATTATTAAAGAAATTGACATATCTTTAAATACTACCGATCAAATCTACGATGTTAAAATAATGATGAGTAAGGATGTTGATATGGAAGGTCTTAATGAAAAATACGGAACAATTTCAAATGATGAATTATTAAAAGAATATAGAGAAGATTAATTAATATGGCAAACGGAGTACATAAAATTACTGAAGATTTTGAAAAATCACTATGTGATTACACTGGATCACCATACGCAATTGCGTTGGATAATATGAGTAACGCAATCTTTTTAGCGTTATATTATGAAAAAAACATAAAAAAAAGTTTAAAATCTGACAAGGTAGACTGTCCATCCAAGACATATCCTTCGGTTCCTTGTGAAATTATTCACGCTGGTCTTAAAGTTAATTTTACTCCTGTTGTTGGAGATATGATTAAAGGAGCTTACCAACTATCACCAAGTAATGTTTGGGATTCGGCTTTGAGATTTACTGCCGATATGTATATTCCAAAAACACATATGTGTCTTTCATTTACAGGACCATATAAAACATTAAAACTTAGTAAAGGAGGTGCAATTTTAACTGATGACCATAAGGCGATGTTATGGTTTAAACGAGCAAGATTTAGTGGAAGAAGAGAATGTTCTTATCATGATGATAATTTTGATATGTTGGGTTGGAATTTTTATATGATGCCTGAGTTATCAGCAAGAGGTTTACTTATGATGAGTCAGTTTTATGATTTAGATGGGAATAAAAAAAATAATCAAGATTTAGAATTACCTTATCCTGATTTATCAAAATTTAAAATTTATACAAATAACTTATGAGAAACTTACATGATTTAATTATTAAAGACCAGTACGATAGTGGTGGTCGATGTGACGAAACTAAAGGAAATGTCATTAAAGACCTTATTATCGAAACTAATGCTCAATTATGTGTTGAGATTGGAGTCTTCAAAGGCGCATCACTAATGTATTTTGCCGAGGCTTTAGAAGTAACTAAAGGTAAAGTTATTGGTATTGATCCATATTCTATGGGGACATTGAGGAATGAAATTCCAGATAAGTCTTTAAATACATACATTTATGATGTCTTATTTAAAGACCAAGTTGTTTTAGATAAACTTTATGATGGAGTATTAAAAGTTATAAATAAAAATGACTTAAAAAATACCGTGTCTTTAGTTAGAAGTAAGTCTGAGGATTTTTATAAAAACTTAGAAAATGAATCTATTGATATTATTCATATTGACGGAAACCATGATGAAGAATACGTCACTAAAGATATACAATTATATTTACCTTTAATTAAAAAAGGAGGATATATAATAATGGATGATATAACATGGCCTGGTGTTATTACTTCTATAAACAACCATTTAAATAAAGAAACTATATTAATTAAATCATACGGAGATTTTTCTGTTCATAAGAAAATTTAATATAAATGAAGTTTGAGCAAGTATCGGTAGCAAAAAATGTTATCTATTTTAAAGAAGGGATTAAACAAAAATGGGGTTTAAGTGATTATATTGACCCATATGCTCCTTGTTTATTTTTTGGGGTATCATTACAAGCGGATTTAATTAATAAACATAAAGGTTATAAATTACTTTATTTTGTGGATAACTCAGATACTTTTTTGTCATCAATAGATAAAAAAAATGTTATTTCGTTTTATAATCCATTTGCTAAAATACCATCTGACATACCAGTTAAACATGGATGGATTGAGACTAGAAATAATGACATTATAGCCCCCACTATTTTAAATGATAAAGTATTTGTATATCTTAGAAGACCTCAAGATAGTATATCAATGGGAAGTAAATTTATTGTAGAGTTACAAAAAAAAATTAATTACGAAATTATCACACTATCCCAAGACCCCCCAATACCATTTCAAAATGTTGTGGAAGAATATTATAAAAAAAGTTTTGTTTCTGTAAATTTTACAACAAATGGTGGTTTAACAACTGTTTGTGATTTAGGTCTTATGGGAATTAAAACCATTATGAATACTCAAATTGATTTGCGTAGTTTATTAAAATGTAATACTCTTGATGAAGTACCGCATCTCATTGAAAATGAATCTAAAAAAATAGGGACAATACAGGACCCAATAAATAATTACACTTTAAACGAAGTTTGGCAAAATGTTGAATTTTGGTTAACTTAAAATCTATAATATGAAAAGAGCGTTAATAGGCGGTGGTGGTTTCGCAAGAGAAATAAAATCACATATTGGAGATCCAAAAATAAAATGTTTTGTTGATGATGAATATTGGAAAGAAAATGACGATTATATATTTCCGTTATCAAAATTTGATCCAAAAAAATATAAAGTTATAGTTGCAATTGGGGACCCAAGAGATAGGTTTGATATGGTCCAAAGACTTCCTAAAGATACTAAATATTTTAAATTTATTCACCCAAGTGCCCAAATATTAGGAAAAGATACTTTTATTGGGGAAGGTAGTATCATATGTGCCGGATGTATTTTGACTACAAATATCACAATAGGTAAACACGCACATCTAAACTTACAAACAACAATTGGCCATGATTGTAGAATTGGCGATTACTTCACAACGGCTCCAGGTGTTAAAGTCTCAGGTAATTGTAAGATTTACGATTGTGTTTATATTGGGACAAATGCGTCAATTAAAGAAAAGTTATCAATCCATTCTCTAACTACAATAGGTATGAATGGTGCGGTGGTTAAACATATAGAGGAGCCTGGAATATATGTGGGTGTACCTGTAAAAAAAATAAAATAAATGGAAAAAGAATGTGTATGTGGTGGTTCAGGACTTTGTCAGTGTCCACCAATAAAAGTAGAACAAGTTAATCATCCTAACCATTACGGAGGAGAGGATAATCCTTATGAGGCAATAAAAGTTATTGATGCTTGGGATTTAGGATTTAGTTTAGGAAATACGGTAAAGTATATTTCAAGAGCAGGAAAAAAAGATAAAGAGTTACAGGACCTTAAGAAGGCATTATGGTACTTGCAACATCATATAGAAATATTAGAGAAAAAATGAAAATAGTAGTAACAGGAGGAGCGGGGTTTATAGGATCCGCATTTATAAATCACCTATTAGATAACTTTGAATGTGATGTTCTTTGTGTTGATAAACTAACATACGCTGGTCGTAGAATGAATATTAAACACAATGTATCATTTTTAGAAAAAGACATTTGTGATGTAACGGCAGATGATCTTGGTGATTTTGATTACATGGTTCACTTTGCTGCTGAGTCTCACGTTGACAACTCAATTAAGAATGGGTTACCATTTGTGAGAACTAATGTTGAAGGAACATTTAATTTATTGGAGATATCAAGAAAAAATAAGAACCTTAAAAAATTCATACACATTTCAACTGATGAGGTATATGGTGATATGGATGAACACATTGCAATTAATCATACGGCAACTGAAGATGATAGTTTAAAGTCTAGTTCATATTATTCCGCAACTAAGGCGGCATCTGATATGTTAGTTTTATCTGCAAACAGAACTTATGGGTTACCATATATTATTACAAGAACTTGTAATAACTTTGGGGAACACCAATTTGAGGAAAAGTTTTTACCAACAATTGCAAGATCTATCGGTGAAGGTAAACCAATTCCAGTTTATGGTGACGGATTACAAGTTAGAGAATGGATGTATGTTTATGATAATGTAAAAGTCATTTGTGATTTAATGTTCGACGATGAGATTGTAAATACCACTTATAATATTGGAACAACTTTCAGAGTGACAAATTTGGACATTATTAAAAATATTTCTTATATTTTAAACAAAGAGGTTGATATTAAACACGTTGAAGACAGATTAGGTCATGATAGGAAATATGGTCTTAATTGTGAAAAACTAAGAGAATATTATATAACTAAACATGGTGAGATGCCTAAATTTTTAAATTTGTTTGATTACTTAGATAGACAATATGGAAATTAAAAATAAAAAAGGATTAAAAAAAGAGATTAACATATTAGGTGCGATCACAACTCCAGGTGAGTTAATCCGTGAAACACTTATTAATTTTATGTGGGGATTTCTTGGAAATTCAATTGTAGTTTTTGTTGCAAAAGAACTGGACTTTTTGGTTTTAATCAACTACATTGCTTATTACATATTAATTTCTTATATTGTTAATAGGAAGAAATATGAAACTATGTTGGGTAAGTTTATTGTTTTACCTGGTTCAGCCGCGATAGGTGCCTTCACAGGATATAAACTAGCTCAAGCAATAACAAGTATAATTTAAATAAAAATGAAACTAACAGAAGAACAAAAAAATCATATTCACGAGCAATATGATGCCTTAAAACAAACAGATAAAGAGTTTGAGGAAATACATGGGATGATAGTTGAACATTGTGTGGATGAATACATTGTTGACTTATCGTATGACGAGGATGGAGACCTTTACGAAAAGTTTTCAAATAAAGTATGGGATTTTTTAGAGAGCATTAAATAATAGAAATGATAGAAACAGGAAAAATAATAAATGGGGATTGTATTGAAGTAATGAAAACATTACCTGAAGGATCCGTAGATTTAATCGTAACATCACCACCTTATGGTGTTGGGATTGCTTACGATGTTCACGAGGATGATGTTGAATTTGATGAGTATTTAGTATTTGCTAAGAACTGGTTAACTGAAGCTTATAACGTGTTAAAAGATGATGGTCGTATTGCACTTAACATTCCTTATGAGATTAACAGACAAAAGAAAGGTGGGAGAATTTTCTTTGTTTCTGAGATGTATCAGTTAATGAAACAAATTGGATTTGGGTTCTTTGGTATTGTTGATCTTGAAGAACAATCACCACACAGAAGTAAAACAACTGCTTGGGGTTCTTGGATGAGTTGTAGCTCGCCTTATATTTATAACCCGAAAGAGTGTGTAATATTGGCATACAAAAAACACCACATTAAGAAAGTTAAAGGTGAACCTCAGTGGAAAGGGGTTCCTACTGAAATTGAACAGGAAGATGGGACCATAAAAAAGAAAGTGGTTTATGAGGAACAAGACAAGAAAGAATTTATGGAGTTAGTCTTTGGTCAGTGGAATTATTTTGCTGACACAAAATCATTAACTAAAGCCACCTTCTCAATGGACATACCAACCAAGGCGATTAAAATATTGTCCTACAAGAACGATGTAATATTAGATCCATTTGCTGGTTCAGGAACAACATTAGTTGCGGCTCAGATATTAGAACGTAGATGGTTAGGTATTGAGTTAAGTGAAAATTACAAACAAATTGCCGAAACAAGAATTAATTACTTTAAATCTTTAGAACAAATAAAAGAAATCCCATTTAATTAAGTGGGATTTTTTATTTTTACGTAGTATTTATGATAAATTGTGTATTATGGAAGATGAATATGAATGGGGTGATCACGACATCTCTCAGTTTTAAATTATTATTTACAAACTTTTTTTTGTTAAAAACTATTTATAACTATGAGGAAAAAGTTAATAACGGAATCGGGAATAAGAAACATCAGGGAATTATCTAAAAGATACCCTGAGGCGAAAATATACTTTCACCAAGATTTAGATGGTGTAACCACTGCTTTAGGTATGAAAAGCTACTTAGAACAAAATGGAATCAAAGTTGTTGACTCTGAAATTATCCAATATGGTGATAAGGAATTCGCAATTAAAAAGTTGGATGCTGAGGGTGATGTTATGCCGGTGTTAGTTGACTTTGCTCACGGTAAACCAATGTTTGTTATACATACTGACCACCACGACACACAAGCGGGGGTTGAACAAGGTACTTCAACTAATTTTAAATCCTCAAGATCTAACGTTGAGACAATATCTCAAACCGTATCTCCAAGAGATATTTTCCCATCTGACGATATCACTTTGATATCTACGGTTGACTCAGCAAATTATGCTCAATATGATATTAGTCCTGAACAAGTAATGAACTATTTGTTTAAGGTAGATAAAGATCAATCACTACAAAAAAACAAAATGATAATGGGTATGGTTGCTAATAAATTATTATTGGCATTCAAAAACAAACCAGGGTTCTTGGAAAATATTGTAATGAATGCAAATCCATCGTTATTAAGTATATTGTTAAACATCAGATCTCAGATCAAAGAAAAAAGTTATGCTGATGTTGGGTCTTTGGAAAAAAACAAAGAGAGTTATGTTCAAACAATGAAAACTCACAAGAATGTTAAAGTTGATGATAAAATTATAGTTCAGTATGGTGGAGGTAGTATGATGAAACCAGGATCATATGATAGATACACACCATTCAGAAATAATCCTGACGCTGACTTCTTGGTGATTGCTTGGCCGTTAGGGTTGGTACAAGCGTCTTGTAATCCATTTAAGAAAGAAAGAGCACTTAAAGGTGTAAACTTAGGTGAGATCAAAGATGATGTCTTAAACAAGTGGAAATCACAATTACAAGATAAGGATATTCCTTTATCAACAATAAAATGGATATCAGAATCAGGAAAAGGTTTTGGTGAACAATCAGTTGGTTTTACATTCAGAGATTTTAACGCCTTATATGGTAAAGAATTTAAACAAATGGCCGATGGGGAAGACATCCTTGGTGATGTTGAAGAGGCAATGAAAAAACCATTCAGTAATTTAACAGATAAAGAAATGAGAATGTTAGATTCTATTAGTGTAAATTCTTGGGATCTAATTCAATCCAATAGTGGGGGACACAAATGTATTACAAATATTTCTGGGTTATCATATTTAGGTAGATCTAAAAGACCACCTGAAGGTAAATACAAATATAATGAAGAGTCAGATGATTCTCCTTATATTAAATTTACTAAGATGGTACAGAATGAATTTGTTAGAGTTTTGAAAGAAAAAATTAATGAAGATGGTGGTAATAGATATGAGCCAAATTTTGAGGTTGAAATGACGGAACACGCAAGGTCATTAGGAAACGCTAGAAAACAAGGACAAGGATTAAGATTCTCAAAGTCTGCAGTAAAATCAAATCAAATAAGATTTAGACCAAATAATAGATAATAGTATGAACTTATTAAACGAAGAAATAACAAGAATTAAATCAATGATGGGTATTATTACCGAAAGTAATATATCTTTACCTATTAAAATTGGTAAGACTTGGAATCCTGGAAAAAAAGATGCGGATTTACTTCATTCATTTGAAACAAGAAAAATTGATAAAAAAGGAGCCCTAATTGGAACCCAAATTGAGGAGAAACTAAAGGAACTTTATGATGCGGGAATTAACCCGAATGTGAGTAATTTAGAATTAATTGTGGATTCTAAAAATTACACAGTAACTTGGAGAGCTACCATTGATGAGAGTAAAGATGGTAAAGCTTATATGGGAATTGCAACAAGAGGATCTGCTGGTGGAAGTTCCGACACAAGAGCCGCAGAACAAGTTGAACCACTTAAACAAGATTTAAGGAAAAAAGGAGCTGAAGACATTACGTTATTTTTAGATTTTAAAAATACAAATGGGATTCCTATCAGACAATATTTCTTTAAGTATACATTACCCGATAAATACCCACCACATGAGTCTGGATCATCAAATTATGTAAGAACAGAAGATCCTGTAGTAAGTGATAATTCAGATGATGATGTTGTTGATGTTGAAGACGGTGTAACAACTACCACTACAACTAAAAAGAGTCCTTTTGAATTTTTTAAAAACCTTGGTGGTATGTTAAAAAAATGAAAGACTAATCTTGTAATAATATGGTATCACCTTCGGCAATATCATATTTTATACAAGTACCACCTTTGAGTTCTAATATCATATCACCATTACCGGTGTAACGATCACACTCAGGTGTATTACATGGTTTACAATTATTATGTATTTTGTTGATTTTATTCCCATTAATGAAAATTATATCCAAAGATATAATACAATTCTTCATCCAAAAAGAATGGTCACCTTCCTTCATTATGAATAACATACCATCAAACGTTTTGTCAAATTTTTTACCCATCATACCTTTTTGTATGTCTTTAGTGGTCATCACACATTTGACATTGAATAAATTATTATTTACTATTAACTCCATATACTTATAAATATATTCTTATAATGAAATCAAATAGAAGTTCGGGCATAATATTAAAATTTGAGAATAAAGTTTTGTTATGTAAACGAGCTGACCACGAAACTTATTCTGGAAAATGGTTTATCCCTTCAGGACATTTGGAATCAAATGAAACACCAAAAGATTGTGCTTATCGTGAATTTTACGAGGAAACAAACATTAAGATTGAGGAGGATATAAGTTTGGTTGGATTCATTACAAAGAAAGATGAAGAAGGAAAACCAAAGGGGTTAATTTATGTGTATTTATATGAATCTGACGAAAAAAAGATGCCAAACTTGGATAAAGCTGAAGATGGTCATGAACACTCAGATTGTGGGTTTTTTACGTTAAAAGACATTCCAATTGATGAAAATGAAGAAATATACAAAATTTTAACAAAAATTTTATCTTAAACGTAAAATTTATTTACTTTTAATAAATTAAACTATATTTATATTACACAAAAACAACCAATACCCTTCCTTTCTACGAATTAATTGGTTTATAAATATTAATCCCATAGTTTTTGAGAAAAAAGTATGGGATTTTTTATGCCGTGTCAATTTTATTTGTATATTTGTAGAAACAAAAAACATATGGGAACTTACATACACACATTCAAGAAAAAATTCAACAAGAAAGCAACATTTGATGGAAATCCTGTTGTTGTTGGACAAGCAACATTTTTATGTCGTCAAGATTGGTTAGGTAATTACTCACCATCTGAAAATAGAGAAATGACAAGAGCTTACGCTTTGACTGAAAATGATCAAGCTGATTATATTACATTTGATGGTGAGATGGTTTATAAAAATAATAAAAAAGGTGTATGGTCAGACGGATCTGGTTTTTGGGGTGGTATTGACCACAAAAATGATTTTGTTGGCACACTAAAAAAAGTGGGTAGAAAATTTGTTATTGTCAAATAATTTAGTATCTTTGTTATATGAATAAGATGGGTTTCAACATAAAAGTAGTTAGTGATAAGTTCGGTGATTTAATCAACGAGACATTCATGGATCAGACACAATTCAAAATATTTTTGAAGATGGTGCACGGAGCATTGGTATTAGAAGAAGACCTAAGTTTCTTCAATGGAGATACATTCTTGGTTCACATCCCAAGTAAGGTCTTTAAAGACTCTGTTATTTTTACAAACGTTAGACAAGTTTCTTTAACTGAACAAGTTAAAAGTAAAATTGAGGCGTTAGTAACAAAATAATTGTTTCCTTATTTAGAAAAATAAGGTGGTGGAGTCAGACATATATCCAATGTCGGGCCTAAAATGGGAACTTCGGTTCCCTTTTTTTATTTATTTTTTATTATATGGTTATATTTATATAATAAATAAATTTAATAAGCAATATTTATGTTACCTAAAATAAAATTAACGGAAAGTGAGATCAGAGATATTTTGAGTCAACATGGTGTAAAGACCAATGTTTTGGTTGAACAAACTCAAAATTACACCACTGTGGACATTCAAAATTGGTTAAATTCTAATAAAAACGCAGGATTAGATGTTGACGGCAAAATGGGAATTTTAACGGTTAAGGCCATAAAAAATGCGTTAATAGGATAAGATATGAAAAAAATTACAGATAGTTTATTAAAAAGAATTGTTAGACAAAGTCTAAATGAAAGTTATGGTTTGTTAAATGAGGCCACTTTCGCAACAGGTAAAATAACTTCTGCTGGTGTTGAGTATGAAAATCTTGATATAACTGAAAATCCATGTCCTCGTGGTGGTTTTTGTTTAACACCGGCTACAAAAAGTGGTTATAAAATGGCGAGTGAATTTGCTAAAGAAACATCTGTTCCGGGTGATTATACCGAACAAATAACTTGGATGGAGTCGGTTATGGCGTTATGTGATAATGAAGAATATAGTAAAGGGGAACCAATGGATGAAGGAACCATTGGTAACATTGTAAGTGAGATTCAGGATGAAATGGACGATGGTGTTATTGACCATTCTTTTATTAAGAAAAAAGTTCAATCATTAAGTGATTTTCCTAGTTTTTGTATTGCTAGAGAAAGATCAAATTCTTATGGTTATGACATTTTTGGTTCAAATGCTGAGTATAGATTGAATATGGGTGCTAATGATAATGATGACTATAAAAATTATGTTGTATTACCGGTTTTTCAATTACTTCAAAATTCTGTTAGTAAAACTAAAAAATTTGAACCTAAATTTTGGGAATCTGTTGCAGCTGCTGCTAAAACACAAAAACCAAAACCAAATACTACTACAGGTGGAGGAGGTACTGAGAACACTACTTTAGACATTGGGTCATTACCTTGTGTTGTTGAACATCCTGCCTTAATCAATAAAAAAGAACCATTAGATAATGGTTTTGGGTTTAGATTAAAAACAGGAAATCCAGTAATTGATGATTTTACATTTGGTGTTACAAAAGATCCAAATGTACCTGATAGCATGTTACAAGGTAAAAAGTTCTCAAATAAAAGTCAGATTCTACTTGATTTTAATTGTGATGATAAATACATACAATGGTCACTTTCAAGTGATGTTTGGAATTATGATGATGTTGCATTTGGCGGAGCTTGGGATGCATCTACGGGTGGTAGTGTTGCTTTAACCACAGACCCTGATCTTGAAGATGATGGTAAAGTTAATCAAAGTATTCAAACAGAAAGAGTAAAAGGTTTCAGACACAATTTGTTAACTGAGGCGGAATTTAAACTTGGAGATAAAGGCCCTGAGGTTGGTAAAATACAAAGTAAATTAGGTTTAAAACCAGATAAAGGTACACCAATTTATGGTCCAGCAACTAAAGCCGCAGTTGAAAAATTTCAAACAGATAATGGAATTACACCTGTGACAGGAAATATTGATGCCGTTACTTATGACAAAATTATTGAAAAATATCCCGATCCAATACAACAAACGGGTGCAGGGTGGACTCAAGATTTAAAAGTAGGTATGTCTGGACCTGATGTTGAATTTATACAAACAAAATTAGGTATAAGTAAAGGTAAGTATGGACCTGAAACCGAAAAGACGGTTAAAGAATTCCAAAAAAAATACAAATTCGCTGAAACGGGTATTGTTGATAAAACAACGTATGATAAATTAATACAAGTTAAAGATGCGGGTACTCCATTAACGTTTTCGGCTAAAAAACATAATTATGTAGTTGGTCAATGGATTAAAGTAACTCCTGAGAATGGTAATGAGGCAAATCAATTAACCGAAAATAATGGTTATTTTAGAATAATAAAAGTACCAAATGATTATACAATTATATTAGATTTACCTTGGGGAAATTCAAAAGGTTTTAAAACTATCGGAGGATCAACACAAAGAGTTTTATTTGGTGAAGATGCAAAAGAAGGTACCAAACAAGTTATTAAAAGAGATAGAAATACTAATACTAATAATAATTCAGGTACAAGAAGTAATAATAATAATTCAGGTAAAAGAAGCAATAACAATAATTCAAATACAAATACTGTAGATACTGAAAAACAAAAACAAAGAAAGGTACGTACCAAAGAATTTTGTGATACCTTAAGAGAAGTAAAGAAATATATAAATAATAATAAAGGTGGTGATTTAACTATTAGTTGTGACAGAACTCAAAAAACAATAAATCAAATTATGGTGGCACTTACAGGTGGTACCATAGGTGCTCCAGTTGCTCCCGTTGCTCCCGTTGCTCCCGTTGCTCCAGTTTCCTCACCGGGTGGTGGAAATGTAACGGTATATTAATAAAAAACAATAAATTTATTAAGGGAGGTCAATCTCCCTTTTTTTATGCCGTTTTTTTTCTTATATTTGTACTATGGAAAAAATGTTATACATCGTTAGAGGAATACCGGGAAGTGGTAAGTCTACTTTTGCTAAATCATTGGGTGGAACTCATTTTGAAACGGATATGTTTTTTATGGTTGATGGTGAATATAAATTTGATTTCACAAAATTGAAAGAGGCACATAAATGGTGTCAGGATAGAGTTGGTAATGCGATGATATTAAATATTACTGCAAATTTAAACAATGTAATTGTGGTTTCAAATACATTTACACAAGAGTGGGAAATGCAACCATATTTTGATATGGCAGAAAATTTTGATTATAAAGTATTTTCTGTTATTGTTGAAAACAGACATGGTGGAATTAATCAACACGGTGTTCCTGAAGATAAAATAGAATTAATGCGTAATCGTTTTGAAATAAAATTATGATGAAATTTGATAAAATATTAACAACAGGTAAAGTGTGGGTCACGTCTGATCCGCACTACAACCATAAAAACATTTGCCGGGGTGTTACCGATTGGAGAACACTTGATGGGAAAGTACCGGAATATAACACAAGAGATTTCCCAACTTTAGAACTAATGAATAACACATTGGTTAACAATATCAACTCAAAAGTTGGTCAGGACGATACTTTAATTATGTTGGGTGATATTGCGTTTGGTGGGTTTGAATTTATTAAAATTTTCTTGGACCGATTGGTATGTAAAAACATACACTTGGTTCTTGGTAACCACGATCACCATATCAGAAACAATAGGGATGACATTAAAGATATGTTCTTATCTGTTAGTGATTACTTACAGGTTAATATTGATGGACAGAATTTTGTGATGACTCACTATCCATTTGAAAGTTGGAATGGTCTTGGTAAAGGTGTTGTTCACCTTCACGGACACGTTCATTTACCGGTAGGTAGAAAGTGGGGTAAAGGTAAAAGATTGGACGTTGGTGTTGATGGAAATGGTTTGTTTCCATATCGTATAACTGAGGTTGTACATATGATGGATAAACGAGACATTGTTTCTGAAATGGATAATGATCACCACTTAGATGATATAGTTAATGTTGTGGGTTAAATCGCAACTCCAATATATTTATTACTATGGATGATATGTTTGCGTATAACTCACAATTTTTACCTGGAACACAAATTACCGTTGTATTTAAGGAAAATCCAAATTATGGTCAATTAAATGAATTTTTTAATGATTATGGTTATGGATTTTATGCTCCTGAATTTAAAACAATTTTTATAGATGGTGAGGTTTTTTTAGGTGAAGATGGTTTAACTATGGATGATTTACGTTTTATAGAGGCACATGAAATATCACATTTAATATTAAAACATGATGGTCCGAGATCTGAAAATGATGAGTTGGAAGCGGATCTAGGCGCATACATTCTTTTAAAGAATAAAAATTTACCAACTGATCGTCTTATTGATCAGTTTGAATATAGGCACGGAATAGAATTCTCTGAAGATCTTATAAATAAGATTGGGGATAAATTCCCACATACATTGAGAGAGAATAGTATAATCAATTGGGAACTACATCAACAACTGATGGAAAAAAAATACGGTAAAAGAAAAATAGAAACCGGATTTAAATTCAAAAAATAGTTTGTAAAATCTAAAATAATTTACTATCTTTGTTCTTATATGAAAACCCCATGTAAGGAATGTCCTCACGTTATTAAAAATCGTCATAATGATATGATTGTGGAGTTCGGTAAAAGAACAGGTAAGAAACATAATTGTCATATGACCGAAGGGGTGAAAGATTTGTGGAATATTAAAAACGAAAAATTAGAATGTTATGGATCAAAGAGAGATGATTTACGGAGTATGTGATAAGACAGGGAAATGTGATTCCTATTTTGGGTTCTTCAAAAATGAGAAAGATGCGGAACACGAAGTCGAAGTTCAAGCTAATAGACTCAAGGAAGACTTGGGTATGATGGATATTGATATTCAAACAGACCGAGCATTATTTGGTGGTAAGCTGGTAATAGTAATTCATAGATACGTATTAAGATGAAAACAATAGAAACTAAATTTGGAACATATATAGATATGGAAACAGAAACAAGCACAAAATTAACTGGTGATAAAATCACGGTGTTCGTAGAAAGATTAAAAAAAATTGGAATTGAGGTTAAACTATCAGGGAACTTTCCTTGGGTATATATTACTGAAATCTGTGGTAAAAGAGTAACTGAAAAGTTTGAAGGGAATCACGGGTTTACAATAATCTTTCTTCCTGGAAGAAATGATAGTCCACCATCTGAATTTACAGATATTACAGAGATATTCAAACTATTAAGAAAATATACAAATGAATAAAAAAATATATCTAGATGACGTTCGTACGCCGGTAGATCCAAGTTGGGTGGTTGTTCGTTCTTATGATGAATTTGTTAGTAAGATAAATGAAATTGGTTTAGAGAACATTGAGTTAATATCTTTGGATCACGATTTGGGTGATACCGCAATGAGAGAATGGCATTACGGAGTCGTAAAAAACTACACCATCAATTACGATAACATCACTGAAAAAACTGGTATGGATTGCACCAAGTGGTTGGTAAATCAATGGTTAGATGGTAAACCTGTGGTTGAGGTTGTGGTTCATTCAGCAAACGCTATTGGTAGTGGTAATATGATGGGTTACATCAACAATTACCGACACTTAAATAGAATGGAACAAAATTGTGTAAGAGTTAAAATTGAACATACAGTATAAAAATAAAATTATGGAATTAGAAAAATTTGAACAAGCAAAAAAAGTTAAAGAAAACCTTGAAAGGTTAAAAACACGGAAACATAAATTGGAATCCGCACTCAAATCTTGTAGTTTGGGGGTTACGATTAAGTATACGTATGGAGGTAAATTCCAAACGCCAGGTGAAGTGGGATTATATAATAAAGAGATTATAAAAGAAATGATGATCAAAGAACTTGAAAAGTTGGATGAAGAAATAAATTTAGTTAAAGAAGAATTTGAAAAAGTATAAGAAATGGAAAATTTAAATAGCGTATGTTATGTTGGTACAATCGGAGAGGTTAAGCCAATAGAAGGCGCTGACAACATAGAACTTGTTATGGTTAATGGTTGGAATGCCATAACTAAAAAAGGAGAATATAAAGTTGATGATTTGGTTGTTGTTGCAACCACCGATGCGGTTATACCACAAAAACTTTCTGATGGGTTAAATGTCACAAGTTATCTTCGTAAAGGTCAGAGAGTGAGAACTATAAAACTTCGTAAGGTTTACTCTGAATGTTTAATAATACCAATAGGATTTGTTCCAAAAATATATAGATACGATGGTTCTGACTGCATGGAGTTACTTGAAGTGTTCAAATACGAACCACCCGTTAAGATGGTTCAGTTAAGTGGAGGTAGAAAATTCAAATACCACCAAAACCCTAACTTTCATGTTTACTACAAATTTCCTAACTTGAAGAACGTTCCTGAAATGTTCAACGAAGAAGACATAGTTACTATCACTCGTAAACTTCACGGAACAAATGCTCGTTATGGTATTGTTAAAAAGAAAAGATTATCCTTATGGGATTATGTTAAAAAGTTCTTTGGAGATAAATGGGCTGGATATGAATATGTTTATGGATCTCACAACGTAGAGAAAGGTTCTGACTCTCAAGGGTTTTACAAATCGGACGTATGGAAAACAATCGCAGATAATTACAAAATAAAAGATAAACTATGGGATTATGTTAAGACATATGGTAGTCCTGACTATTTGGGTGATGGGTTAATTATCTATGGTGAGATATATGGTCATGGTATACAAAAAAATTATGATTATGGTTTAACTGATGTTAAATTTGCTGGTTTTGATGTTGAGTTAAATGGTAATTACCGACCTTATTACGATGAAAAGAACGTATTCAAATCTTTGGGATTACAAAGAGTTGATGTTCTTTATATGGGTCCTTGGTCTAAAGAAGAACAAGATAAACACGTATTCAATAACAACATAATGGGAACCAAAGTTCCTCACGAAGGTGTGGTTGTTAAATCCGTTACCGGTGATAGACACAAAGTAGGTAAAGTGATAAACCCTGATTATAGTATATTCTGTGAAAAAAATAATGTAGGTGACTCCCATTGATGGAGTCACTTTTATTAGTTACTATTAAATTAAAAAAAATTAACACATATTAAGATAATGGAAAATAAAAAAAAAATACCTAAATTAATTTTAAACTCTGAAGAACATGAACTTATTGGGTTTTATATATCCGAACTTGGATTTTTAATGATGTCAATATGTTCACAATCAGGTAAACTAACTAATTATAATTTGGGTGAACACGATACAGAACAAAATGTTTTTATAGATCTAATTAAAAAAAATTAATCTAAATAAATTGAATTGATTAATTCACTTTTTTTATTATTATTAAATAACATGGAACAAAAATTAAATGTATTTTCATTCCTATCAAAGAACCTTTTATTATACTCAATTATTTTATTGATAGAGAATAATTACAATCCACTTAATTGGTGGATATTGAGTGGGTTCTTTCAGATTGTAATGACAATAATTTTTGAATTATATATACTTGGAACATCATTAGAAGAAAAAAATATAGAAAATGGGAATAAAGAAAATTAAAAAAGAAAACAATTCAATTAACATTAGTTTAGTTGATTTAATAGGTAAATTAGATAATAGTGAGACTAAAAAGTATACACAATTTTTAGTTAAAATACTTAAAAAAAATTTTGATAATGAACAGGATTTTTTGTTAAGAGATTTGTCACATAGGGAAAGAAAGATTGATCAAGTTTTAACTAACAGTACCTTTGATGGTTGGATTACAAGAAAAATACTTACTAATTTATATGGTTGGGATGAAGTTGATTCATTTATTGATTTTTGTAACTTTATGGAAAGAGGATTAACTAATGAAAAAGACATTAGTAAATACGATAGTTGGGAAATGGTTACAAGTGAGGTATTTCAAGCTAAAAATCGTAATTTATTTAAAATGGCTAAAAAAGAAGTTAAAGTTGTTTACGAAGATGATCAATATATGTGTATTAAACCATTAACTTATGTGGCATCTGTTTCATATGGTTATCAAACTAGATGGTGTACTGCTTCAGTTCAGGAACCTAGTTATTTCTACAATCACTCAAAAGACGGTGTACTCGTATATTTAATTGATAAAATAAATAATGTGAAATTTGGGTTTTACCATAATAGTCATCAAATTCAAATATACAATCAAAAAGACGATAGGGTAGATTCAATGGAGACAGGTATTCCGGTAGAATTATTACATAAGTTGATTGGTGAAATGAAATCTGAAGCTAAAGATAAAAATTTTAATTATAAGTTATTTGGTGAAAGTGAATTGGAAAACATGAAAAAATATAGAGGTAATGATACTATGGTGGAACCAGTTCGAATGGATGAAATGTTAACGGAAGGACCAATGGATGAAATGATGGTGGAGATACCCACAAATGAAGAGGTAAGTGAGTATACGGGTCTTCGTATTGATACGTTAGAAGATATGAGAGAAAGAGTACGAAGACTAAGACATAGAAATCCACTTGAGATTGGTGATGATTTACCATAATTTTAAAAAATTATAATATGGATGATTTAAGTAAAAACATAAAAAAAATGTATTTGAGAATAAATGGTGAAATAGCTGATCATGAATTGCCACCTCCTCCACCAAAAAAAGGTAAAACTTTTACTCTTGATGAGGATCAGGTTAAAAAATTGGAGGAGTGGAAAGAACACATCAAGATAATATACGGTAAGTACGGTGATTATGAATATAGGTTTACCTCAAATGGAATTGGTCAAAGTGTTAAGGTCTATAGTGAGTTAGCGAACACAACTTTAGATCTTACAGATGTGGATAAATGGTAAACCAAACTTGAAAAATTATACGAAACCCTTACAGAAATGTGAGGGTTTTTTACTTTATGAAGTATTTATATTAAAAACCATTAATGCAAGATAAAAAAATTATTATTGAAGAATTAAGTAGGATTAAAAATCTTATGGTTTATGATAGATCTAAAACATTAAATGAAAATATTAATGAAGGTTTGTTTGACACTTCGGATGGTAAGATAGCGAGATGGTTATTACCTTCAGGTGATATCATTACCGGAGATAAAATAAAAGGGATGATACCTACAGGGGCGGAACAGTTAAATGCTAAAAATGCGGAAAAAGCGATTGAGGTTGCTAGTGGGTTAAAAACCGTTTCCTCTATTTTTGGTGGAGGAGGAGCAACTGCTGCAACCGCGGCGGCAACAACAGGAGCTGGTGCCCTTGAGGTTGGTGCTGGTGCGGTTGGTGCTGGTGCGGTTGGTGCTGGTGCGGTTGGTGCTGAGGGAGCGGCAGCGGCTACTTTTTTAGGTTTAGGGCCTGTTGGTTGGATAGTAATCGGTGTTGCAGGTCTTGCGGCTTTAGGTTATTGGGCGGCAACAAAGGATGATAAAATGGGTATGATTGAAAATTTATTTGGAATTTGTAAATCAAGTAAAGAAAAGGATAAGTGGAAAAGATATATGAGTGATGAGGAGGTTAGAAAAAATTCAGGTATATTATACCATGCTATGGAAGGTTGGGGTACAGATGAGGATGCAATTTATAAAGTATTTAAATTGTTTAAAAGTCCTGGTGATTTTTGTGCGGTAAGTGAAAAATATGAAAGTTCATTTGGTGAATCGTTATTAGATGCTTTAGATGGAGACTTTGATTATGGTTGGGAACCAATTGCAAAATCTTTAGTTGATATGACTAAAAACTATGCTCAAACTGAAGCTGAAGATTATTGTAAAACTAACGTTAAGGAATGTGCGGACAAATTAAAATTGTATTGTGAAAAAACACCTGACGATCCTAAATGTAAAGTTTTGAAAACTAATGTTGTTGACTTTAAAAATTGTAATGGTGAATATTATAAAGGATGTAAGGGACCAAAAATAGTACAAGTACAAAAATGTTTAGGTGTTGATGTTGATGGTAAGTTTGGTGATGAAACTGAAAAAAAATTAGAAGAAAAAATAAAAAGTAAAACCTTCAAAGACGAAGATGTTAAAACAATATGTGATAAAAAATAAAATATTAACACATTTTTAAACCCCATTTCTAAAGAGTGGGGTTTTTTATTTAAAATAAATTCACTATCTTTGTATTATGGTGGGTGTTATACTTTTTTTACTGATAATAATGGTATCTTTTTTTAGTGGGAAAGTTAATAAAGATAAGGATCATCCATTCAATAAATTTTTTAATGATAGGTAAGAATAAAATATTAGTTATTTTAAATTTTTTGGACACACATTATGGTGACTTAGTGTGTAGCCCAAAAAATCTTTGTTATCATAAAGAGGGTAAGATTTATTTTAGATTTAACTTAAAAGATAAAACTATTTTTTTAGAATATAAGAATTTTGTTCAACCAATATCTAAAGCGTTAAACATAAAAGAAGATATGTTAAATGATCTTTATGAGGTAATTAAAGAATGGATTGAATATGTTTTTAAAATTGAAGGAGAAATAATTTAATTATGAAAGTATTGATGTTAGATCACGATGGTGTAATTTGTCTATCCAATAATTGGGGTGGGCGAACAAAGAAATGGGCAAAATACCGAAGCGCAAATCCTGACAGTAGTGATGAGAAAAAAAATGCTCCTGTTGAATATCGTTTTGATGATTTTGATAAGAAGGCGATTAAGGACCTAAATGATATCATTGAAGAAACAGGATGTGAAATTGTTGTAAGTTCTGATTGGAAATTACACGCAACTCTTGAAGAACTTGGTGACTATTATGAAAGTCAGGGAATTATTAAACGACCAATTGCGTTAACACCTGATATACAAAATTGTACGGTTCATGGTAATTTATTTATATGGTCATCACGATGGGATTTGGAACAAACCAGAACTATTGAGATTAGACAATACTTACACGACCATCCTGAGGTTACGCATTGGGTTTCTGTTGATGATTTGAATATGGGTAAAATTGGTGAACCTTGGAAAGATGTTTGGGCAATTGATAATTTTGTTCTAACACCAAAATCAAGTGAGGGAATCAAACAAAGTGGTATTAAAGAAAAGATATTAAATTTTTTAAAAGATGACTGAAGAAGAAATGAATGAATATCTTGAGTCCATAGGTGGACTTGAGAATGGATTCTATCCTGATGGAGACCCAATTAAAGACTCTGAGTTCTTTGAGTGTGGGAATGGTTGGTTTCCACTAATTAAGGATCTAATAACCGATTTAATAGAGTTAGGTTGGGACAAACAAACTTGCCAGGTTAAAGAAAAGTTTGGTGCGTTAAGATTTTACATCAATACTGGATCTGATGAAATTTTTAAAAAAATACACTCATATGAAAATCAAAGTTATGAGATTTGTGAGACCTGTGGAGAAAAAGGAGAGTTAAAACTTGTAGGTTGGTATAAAACATTATGTAATAAACATCATGAAGAACGTAAACCAAATATTCAAGAATAATAAACATTTAATGGATGAACCTGAAGTTATTGAACTTGTTGAATATACAAGAGAACTTGAGGAAATTGTACTCCAAAGAAAGATTGAGGATTCATATGATAAGGAACATATGTTAAGATCTATGTTATTGGATATATTAACAAGTTGTCGTGATATGGAAGAAACAAATCAATTGTCCGAAAGATATCCTAGTATGTATGAAAAAAGTGATGCGGAATCTTTAGTTAAAAATTTAAAAACCTATATTTTAGATATGAATTATAAAAATAATTTAGGGATATGAATAAGATTAGTTTAAGTGAGAATTGTTTTGGTGTTGACGTTGAAATAGATGACGAATCACTATTTATTCATGAGTATGATAATAG